ATGTCAGTTGAATACAATCAGGAAAAAGAATGCTACGTTATCCGGTTCGAGTTGTGGGCCGAAGGCAGGCGCATCCGCAAAACGAAACGCATGCCACGCGGCGTGGACATCAATACGGCTCTCGCCATCGAGAAACGCATGAAGGAGCCGTATGACCCATACCGGAGCTTGAGGGAGCGATTGCTGGCGTTGCCAGATGACTCTAAGGGACAGGGATGGATCTATGCCGCCATGGCGAATAGCGGTGCCGGGCCGGTCAAGATCGGGATGACCCGAAGAAACATCAGACAACGCATCAATAGTTTCAACGTAACCGCGACCGAGCCATGGGTAGAGATTGGCAGCGTTAAGGTACGATGCCCTCTGGCCGCCGAGGGCACTATCCACGCACACCTTTACGACAAGCGCATCTTGTCCAATCGGGAATTATTTGACATAGATGCCGAGACAGTAATGGAACTATTCGGAGTTGTGGCAGATACCATTGAATGCATCAACCCGATTTACGAAGTCGGATTTCGGGCGACGATGATGGTGGTGTAGTGGTTATGCGATGGACGGAAGTTTGGGGATGATGTGCCGGATTCGGCTAACGGAGCGCTACCGAAGTAGGCGAGGGGATTGGGATGGACGACAGGGAATTGATGATGCTAGCGGCTAGGGCGGCAGGGCTGGATTATTCAACCACGGACGGCATGGATCGGCTGCTGGTGCGCGGTCCAGACAGGCTGCGTCGTCCTTGGGATCCGCTGACAAACGACGGCGACGCATTTGGCCTCGCCAGGAAACTATGCCTAACGGTCGATTTCAACGAGGGCACTGTGCGCAATCCGCGCGGCGAACTGATCGCAGTCGGCAAGATGGATATTCGACGGGCGATTACTCGCGCTGCTGCTGAGATTGGGAAGAAAGTGGGCGCGCCGCTAACGCGAGCTGATTGATGTGCGCCAGTGGGCGCGGGAGGCGGGATGGGTTTCGAGAAAGTGATAATCGAGCAGGCGCTTCAGGAGTACGAGGGCAAACTAACTGCGATGGGTTTGAATGAAGCGGACAAGAGTCTGTTCGTGAGGTTGATGCGCACCCAGTCGGAAGAATGGGAAAAGTCGATCGGGGCGCTCCATAGTCTCATAGTGGAGTCGCCCACAATTGCCATGGGTGACTACCTCGACCAATTGCTGATCGACCACGAATGGCGCGGCCCGATGGACAGCAAGACTACTGTACCGACGATCCAAAACCGATCGAGAACCACGTTCGCGATGCTGTGCTGGCGAATCAATAGGAGGCGAAATGGAAGACTGGCTGAGACAGAAGACACCCGAAGAAATTCGTAAGGATATGGTTGAAGGGGCGAAAATGTTAGGCACATCGGACGAACTCGCAGAGCGCTTCGTTGCGCATCTGATTGGCGAGAAGCCAATGACGGATCAAGAGATGGTTAAGTTGATTCTGGATGCGCAGCGCGAGGCTGGCTAAGATGGGTGCGCCCGAGACCGGAGCCTCGGACGTAGTTTCAAGCAGTTGCAGGCTTCGGCTTCCAGTGCGACCACCCAAACAACCGCACCCCGAGCCACATCGCGTTACGCGCAAACCACGAAACGCCAGTCACAGACGATGCTTCGCGCAGAACAGCATCGGCAACCGAGCGCGGCACCAGGTGCGAACCGTACAGAAAATCGTGCACCACGCTCGCCTCGCTGGCCCGGTCGCCAAAGAGCATGTAGGCGAGAGGCAATCGCGGAACGGAGGCGAAATCGGAAATCGTTCCGGCCGGAACCGTGAACGTCATCCCGGCCACATCGGACTGATAGACCAGCGGCGCGGTCAAGCGCCACTTGCCATCATCCATACCGGTTGCGTTTTCGACTTCCATCGGGGTCAAAAACGCGCTCATACCGACCTCCAGACGCCGCGCTCCAGCCAGCCATGCCATTCGGGCGGAGATTCATTCGACTGCGTAACGAGGATTGACGGACTGACCGTAATCGAACCGTCTTGGTGCTCAACAACTGCATGGGCGGTCAGGTTCGCAAGCTTGCCATCAGGCACGCATGCATACCAGTTGTCCTTGTCGGCATCCCATCGGCCATAATCGCCCGGCTCAAGCTCATGCGGAGACTTGTTATAGACTCGGCGCCCGATCATCACACACCCGATGCAGCAGAGGCCGGCTCAGCCGCAGCAGGCAACGAAGCCAGCACGCTAGACAGCACGATTTGCGCAACGGTCAGGTCGATACCAATCTTCGTCTTGTCCTGATCCGACAGCGGCGAAGCATTGACGACTGCCATAACGGCAGGCAGAGCGGTTGCGCCGAGCGACTTCAGATCAACGACAGTCACGCTTGAGCCAGCAGAACAGACGGCGGCGACGATCGGCGCGGCTTCGGCAAGCTTGGCCTTGGCTTCGTCACTCAGACCGACCACGGCTTGCAGCGACGTGATAGCCGTAGTCGTCGGAGGGCACACCTGAGCGGCGATCTGCGCGGGAGTCTTGACGGTGCCATTGGTGGCGCAGCCGGAAACGAGCGCGACTAGGCCTGCCGCGAGCAGCATGGAAAGACGTTTCATGACGATCCTTGTATGGTTTTGAACGTTGTCCGTAGAAAACGAACAGCGCAGGAAAATGGACAGTTATTGCGCAGCAGGCGCAGCTTTAGCCGCAGCACGATTCTTGATGAAGTCGATACCAGCATGGACAGCCGCACCGAGCAGGCCCGTCACCAGCACGGATACGCTTTCCGGCACAGGAACATGCACGAGTGCGGAGAGCGCCCAGCTAACAGCAGGTTCAAGCGTGGCGGCGCTTACGGTGATGCCACCGGTATTCAAGGCAGTTGATGCGTTCATGAGTACTCCAGAAACGAAAAAGCCCGCACGTGGCGGGGCTGGGTGGAATGGGGGGGAGTTATGTGGATGCGGCCTTAATACACCCAGGAATCCTTGCCGACCATAGAGCCACTATCCCAATACCACTCGACTAACAAGGTCGAATTAGCCGGGATGGACGTTGGAGCGCCAGTTGGGAATTGCTTGGCCGGCCATTTATATTTCACGTCCCATGTGCCGATCGTGAATGCGCCGCCAGTGCTATTGACCAGTCTCAACGTAAAGCCCGGTCGTCCCAGCGGCACGAGCGGCTGGAATAGCGTTATCGACGCGATATTCCCGGTCACGTTGACGAACTGGTTTTGCTGGCCGATTGTCGTGTTGTGGCTGAACGCTGCGTTGTATGCACGGTTCACCTCAGTCTTGCCAAGCGGCTCAAACGCGCCAATGAGCAGCATGGTTCCGCTGCTATCGACGCAACGATACCGGACAAGCGTTCCAATGCCGACGAACTGGGGCGTATTCGTGGCAAGCTGCACGGTCGAGAAGTTGTCGTTGATCTGAACCCAGAACTCCTGCCCGAGCTTCGCACCCGTCACGCCGGTGATATTGAATGCGCCGGTGTTGGTGGTCTTGTAGACCTGAGCGCGCGCCGAGACATTAACCGTGGCCGTGGCCGCTGGAATCGTCAGCGACTGGATTTCAAGGCCAACTGCCGTGCCGCCAACAATCAGATCGGCGCTGATCTGCATGTCCTGCACGGCGAAACCGCCCTGTTGCAGGCTTCCTGTCGTATCGGCACTGATGTTGTTGTTCGTATAGTTGGTGCCGCTCACGGTCCCCGCCGTGCCGTTGCCGCCCGTCGAGCCGCGAATGCGCAGGCTGCCGCAGGTGACCACGCGAATACCGTTCCATGCATTCGTCGAGAACTCGGTATCAACGAGCACGTCTTGCGTGAGCAGGCGAGTTTGCCCCGCTGCGCCGGAGCCGGGCAACACTGTGGTTTCGATCGTCACCTCGTCGCCGATCATCAGCCCATGTTGCAGGGCGCCTGAATAGCTGCCTCCGATGAAGCGGATATTCTTGGCCGGCAGCACACCATTCGCGTTCGTGATGCTGCGCGTGTCGCGGCTGTAGACGTGAGCGCCATAGGCCACGCGCTGCCCCACAACGCAATTTTGAAACACTACATTCTGGGCGCGGCTGTACAGCGCATTGCCGTTGATATTGTCCGACACTGCGACGTACGCTTGCGACGTGATGTCGTGGGCGATCATGTTGCGCACAACCGTATTCAGGGCCTTGATAGCGACACCGTTCGGGCCGCCGTGCATTTCCCCGTTCTCGATCAGATGGCCGCCACCCATCGCGCCGTTCGGATCACTGCCGCTTTGCTCGAAGAGATAGTTGTGGTTCGCGGCGAACGTGATCAGCCCATCGCAGTGTATGGACTGCGTGGTTGGGCCAATGCCCTGCACCCCATTTCCTGCTACGTTAGTGGCCCATACTCCGAAGCCGCGCAGGGTCACGTTCTGCTTGCCGCCTACGTCGATGACGGCCGCGCCGCTGCCTTTCAGGACGCTGCCACCCGAGAAGGTGCCCCCGCCAGAACCATCCATCGTATATGTTGGCCGCACACCAGTTAAAACGCAGTTTGACGGTGGCTGAAAAGTGCTGGGAAGGAGGTACGTGCCGGGTGGTAAATAGACATTCCCCGTCAGATAAAGCAGGTTATAGAGCGCTGTATTGGCAGCCGCTACACCCGTATTGTCGATACCTGCTCGAACGGCATTCGCCCCAGGAAGGTCACGGTTAGCGATGCCAGGTGCGTCAAGAATTCCCATTGTCTGGCCTTATGCGATTGTGATTGCTGGTTGCGCCGTTACTGCGCCGTTGGCGTCTCGTGTTACGGTTGGTTGCGTGACTGTCTTTGTGACGCCGCCAAGCACGTATGTCGCGTGCCACGCGTCGATCGCGCCGGGAAAAGCGGTGCTGGCGACGTCGGTTGTGAATGTCCCCGTCGCACCGTCCGGCCATACGATTGATGCGGTCACGATTGCCTCATTGGCATCTCGAGTTGCGGACACTAATTGGAAGGCGCTCGTATATGCCCATTGCAACAGGCGCTGCGTGAGCGGGCTCTGAACAATCCAGCCGCCCGCTGTCGCTCCGTCATGCAAGTGCAAGACATGATCGTCCGTGCTAACCGTCACTTCTCCGACTGCTCCGGTAAATGTCACGGTCTGCGCTGCCGTGCCGCGTCGCAACTGCAATGCATTACTCATGTGATGGAGCCCATATCGAAGGTTTGAATCGGAGCGGAAGTGATTGATCCGAGATCGGTCACGCCTGCCGAGAACAGATTGGCGAGTGCCGCGCTTGCGGCGGCTGAATTAGCAGCGGACGTCGCAATCCCCGCTTCCGTAGTTGCCGTATCGGCTGCTGCAGTTGCTGTGGTCGCTGCTGATGTGGCCGTGCCCGCAGACCCTGATGCAGACGATGCCGCAGCAGTCGCGATGCCAGCCTGCGTCGTCGCCGTCGCCGCACTAGCACTAGCACTAGCCACCGCCTGCGTAATCTGCTGATTCACGGCAGCGCTGAGCGAGCCGATCTGGATGAGTTGGCTTGTTCCGTCTACGCTAATTTCCAGCGTGCTCATATCGTTACCGCCAGGCTGATAGATGGGTTGCCCTGAACCAGATACCCGATATCGCCGAGCGGATCGACGTATTGAAGATCGTAGACACCCAGGGAATAAGTGCGACCCCCGCCAGTCAATGATGAGCCCGGCAGCGGCAGGCCTATCGGCGTGATGGTCTTTGTATCGGCATGGGCAAAGACGAGTTGAATCGTTCCGGCTGTGCCGCCCAGAACAATCCGGCTCCCGGACGAACTTGCGCTATCCAGTTCGATAATCGAAATGGGACTGTTCGCATACGCCTTGATCGCCAACTTCATCGCGTAGTTGGTCAGATCCACCGGACTGCCGTTGTCATTGCGCCACGTGAGAACCGGCGACCAGTCCGCGTTCTGCTTGATTGTGAAGTTCCATGTCGGAATGTCTAATGGAGTCGTAGTCGCCATGATTCCTTTGGGCGTTGATATTTGTGTGGCTGATTTTTGGCGTTTATGCGCGTGGCAGTTAAACGTCCAACATGCCGAGGTTGTGCGCCTTGATAATCGACACGATCTTTTGAGCGTAGAGGGGATCGGTCGCGTAACCGGCTGCCGCGACTGCCTGGGCGAAGAGGGCGCCAGTTGTGTATGCGAACGCGGGCTGATATCGCTTGTTCGTCAACAGGAATTGTGCGTGGTCATTGATCGATCCTAGCCAATCGGTGTACGCACGAAACTTGGCCGTAATCATGATGGTCTTCCCGTTGACCACTTCATGAGTAATCTGCGTTGTGACCGGACCTTTCCACGAAGGATCGGCCTTGATGCCGAACAGGTTCATACCGGGCGCATGCGCTCCCCACGCGGATTCAAGCGCGCCTTGAGCCACGGTGAAGCTGGCAGGAATCTTGGTCGTCTTGGCGGATGTCTTAGCGGCCGGCGAAACAGCCTTGATGAAGTCGTCGGGGGTCATTTGTCCGCCTTGGTATCGATACGCCGATGGATTTCAGCGAAACCCTCCCGCGTCTCTTTCGAATTCTGGTTCACCGCTTCAATCAGGCGTTCAATCGACTTCTCTAGGCTACCTACCGCCTTGGTTAGCTCGGTCTGCGTGACGTAGTGTTCGGCCACGTGAAGCTTGTAAGCACTGAGCGCATTGGTGACGCTCTTGATGGCTTCGCCATGTTCGTGAATTGTCCTGTCGCGCTGACCCTCTGAGCGCTGCCAGAGCCACCCGAAAACACCGCTGACGACCGCGAACCCTGCGCAACCAACCTCAACTACGGCGGTGTAATCCATGAAAATCCCGGATGAAAATGAAAAAGCCCTCCGCAGAGGGCCAAATAATTTTTTGATATTGCTTGACGATACTAACGCTATGCGATACTATCTTCTACATGATCTCGAACTTCAAATGCCCAGACACTTCAGCGATGTTCGCTGGCAAGCGGATCGCCCGTTTCGCCAACATCGAAACTGTCGCAATGCGCAAACTGGCAATGCTGAACCGCGCAGCAAGCGTGAATGATCTGCGCGTTCCGCCGAACAACCGCCTTGAGGCACTTAAGGGCGACAGGAAGGGGAAGTTCAGTGTCCGCATTAACGGACAATGGCGCGTCTGCTTCCGGTTCGAAAACGGGAACGCTTTTGACGTCGAGATTGTTGACTATCACTAACCGGAGAAACATCATGACGCGAGAAGTCATGTACCCAACGCCAGGAGAAATTCTGCAAGAGGAATTTCTCGGGCCGATGGGGATTACCGCCTACCGCCTCGCCAAGGATATTGGCGTGCAGCAAGGGCGCATTAGCGAGATCATCGCTGGTACGCGCGCAATCACGGTCGATACGGGTCTGCGCCTGTCGCGCTATTTCGGCGTGAACGACGAATTCTGGACCGGGCTTCAACTGGACCATGACACGGCAATGGCAAGGGATTCTCTCGCAGCCGTGCTTGACAAAATCCCGCGCGCGCATCCTGCCGCAGCCTGACCGCATTGTTTTTGGTCGCCTCGGCTCTGCTAGAATCGCGGCAAATTTGGGGGAAACATGAATCTGAAAACAATCAAGGCTCCGAGGCCTACGGTCGTCGTGGTCGTGCCGTTCTATAACGGTTCACGCTGGATCGATCGCGCATTGCAAAGCATCTACGATCAGACCGTGCCGGCTGATGAAGTAATCGTCGTTAATGACGGCTCCCATGCCGACGAGCGGGCCGCGCTTCAGGTGTTTTCCGAGCACTACCCATTTCGCATCATCGACAAGGAAAACGGCGGCCAGGGGTCGGCACGTAATGCGGGCGTGGCCGCCTCAACGTCTGACTTCATCTGTTTTCTGGATCAGGATGATTTCTATCTGCGCAACCACATCGAACTATTGACGCATGCCATTCCGAAGAATGACCACCGTTTTGGCTGGGTTTATGGCGACGCGATGGAAGCGGATGGAGACGGCAATATCGTTCGTACCAGCATGGTCAAGGAACACGCGACGCACCCCAAGCACGATATTGTCGATCTGTTGCGTCACGACATGTTCGTCACGCCCGGATCGGCCCTCATTTCGCGGATCGCTTTTGAATCGGTGGGCGGTTTCGATCCCCAGTTCATGGGCTATGAAGATGATGATCTTTTCCTGCGCATCTTCCGCAAAGGCTACAGCAACTATTTCATCGACCGATCGGTGTATGTCTGGTGCATCCACCCGGAAAGCACCTCGTACACGGTTCGCATGAGCCGCAGCCGGTTCCGCTATTTCACGAAACTGGCTGGCATGTTCCCCGACGACAAGGACCGTGCCCGATACTACTTCCGGGATTGTCTGATTCCGCGCTTTGGCCGGGCATTCATCAGAGACGCTCTGAAAGCCGTCAAGGACAGGTCTGAGCATCGCACGGAGGTCGCATCCATCCTGAAGCAGTACACGAGCATGGTGCTTGCCAATCGCTATACCGGGCGACGCCATAAGACCAAGCTGGCGGTGACGACGTTCATCCTGACGCAATGTCCGGTCTGGGCCGTCACCGCAATCAGCCTGGTGGCAACCAGGCTGCCAATCGTGCGCAGACTGGTAGCGTAGTTAATCAGAGTTGCATACCGAACCCAGGCAGTTCCCGGAGCCGTTATTGCTGACGTTCGTGTTGTTGTTGAAGTACGAATTCGATTGAACGTTCACACCCGATGCGGCAGTGTCCAGATAAATCGCCGGGGCCATATATCGGAATACGTTGCCGCTGATAACGCCTCCTACGCCGAAAGTGTTGTTGACGTAAATGCCCTGCGCGCTACCCTGCGTCGGGGCGTTGACGTTCTGAAACGTATTCCCGATGTACGAGAAAAGCACGGCGGCGCTATTGTAAATCCCGACGTTGCCAGCAGTGTTGAAGATGATGAATAGGTTGTGCGCCACCATCAGATTCTGGTACTGCGATAAAATACGGATACCCACCAGGGAGGCGAACTGGCTATTAACGATAGTCAGTTGGTCCATTCCGGTCTCGCCGGCCGGAACATAAATCCCCGAATAACTCTGCGCCGTGAAATTGCACTGACTGACCGTCACGCCTTGTGTGTACGTGCCAAGAATCAGGCCGCTTGCCATCGAGTAGAAATTGCTCTCGGAGAAGTTGTACTGCACTCCGGGCGCGGTGCTCGTGCTGTTGATCGTTACACCTGCTCCCAACTGTGCGGTGCTTCCGATGATATTCATCCCCCGGAAGTTCACATTGGACACCTGATTCAGAACGATAGCGTTACTCCAGTAGTTCGACTGGAAGTAACCGTCCGATCCTCGAATCGTGACGTCCGTGATATCGGAGAGTGCCGTGGGAGCCGGGTTAGGGATCGTCCCCGTAAGCTGCGCGGCGACAATAGCAGCGCCGCCCGCACCAGCCCCCGTCGTAGTCAATGCCAGGTTGCGGATATGAAAACTCGTGGCGGTCCCGGAAGACGAGGACGAACCTTGCAGCGACAGGGCAATGCCATTGATGCCTGACGCGAATTGCAATTCCGTGGTATCGGCACCAGCGCCCAGAATGCTGATAGAGCCCGCCGATGCCGGGAATGAGTACGTGATCTGGCTAGTGAATTTCCAGAGTCCCGGCCCGAAGTAGATGCATGCCTTGCTAGTCGGAGACGCAGCAATGGCTGCGGTCGCAGCCGTCGAGTTATCACGAACGCCAGTATTGTCTCCACCGAAGTCGGCTACATTCTGGCAATTGCTAGGAACGATTCCTTTTCCGGTCGAGGTGACATACCATCCGTTGCCTGACCCATTCGAGACGACGGTGACAGTCTGCCCAGGAGGAACATATAGCGTATTGGCAGACGTGCTGGCGGCGTTGATGATGACTTCAGCAGCATTGCCTTTGATCGTCCCGCCAGTCACACCCCCCATGAATGTCATGGTGGAACCGAACGTGACGCCAGACAGAGCGGGTAACGTCGCAATGGCTGCATTTGCCTGGAATTGCGCTGTACCTCCAAGTTGCGAGGTTGTCAGCGTCGTATTCGCAGCGATCGCAATGATGTTCGATTGCTGATATGCAAACCCTTTCGATGCCAGAAAAGCAGTCGTCGCCACCTTCGTGGAGTTATCGCCAGCGGTCGGCGTGGGCGCGGTCGCTGACGTCGCGGCTGCGAAGGTTGTGGTCGTAACGCCCTGAGCCGAGATAGCGCCAGTAAAAGTCGCACCCGTCAGCGAAGCGGAATTCGTGTAGCAGGTGAATCCGGTGCCGCTAGTCCATTGCAGCGCGCTCGTGGACGTCGAGCAGGACGGCATCGCGAAAGCGGTAGGCGATGCGTTTGAGCCAGTTGCGTTGGCAATGACGCTATTCGCCGCCTGCGCCGCCAGAGCCGAAATCGTGACGAGGCCGGTTGCGGTAAAACTGCCGGTGAACGTCGGCGATGCAATCGTTGGCGTCGTCAGCGCGGGCGAACTGGACAGCACCACGGAGCCGGTTCCCGTAGACGTAGACGCGCCCGTACCGCCGTTTTCCGGCGTGAGCGGGTTTTGCAGCGTCAGTGAATTGAACGTCGGCGATGGGTAGGTCTGCGCCAGTGTCGGGAATGCCAACAGGGCCGTCGCAAGAGCGGTGATGAGCTTTTTCATTTATTCCAGACAATAAAAAAGCCGCCTCAGTGGGCGGCTATTGATCGGCTATTGCGGGTCAACTTACGCTGACAACCCCGTCGTTATTCCAGACGATGCCGGGCGTGGTCGGCGCCGTAGTCGGCAGACCAGCAGCCCATGCGGTCGAACTCAGGATGGACGCGAGATGCGCAAGCGGCATTGAACATTTGGCGAGTTGGCCGTTTTGCATCTGGTAAATCGTCACAAGCTCTTCACCATTGATCGGCTGCGGCAAACCATAAATGTGCATATCAGAATCCAATGGCGAGATACACCAGCGCGAACGTGCCGGATGATTGCGTATAGAGGGACAACTGGACTTGCGAGAGACCCGAGGGTGCCGCAGATGGTGCCCCGTCGATCGGCGGAGATGTCCCGCCGAAACTGGCTATGTCCCACAAATGGGAATTCGGAAATGGGGTTGGCAGATTGAACGTGCTTGACGTATTGCCGATGCCCGACGAAATAAGCGCTGCCGTGCCGTACTGGATTAGCAGATTCCGTTTTATGCCAGCGGTGATAACGGGAATCTGGAAATACCCGGTGCCGCCGAGCGAGGCGACGAACTGCCCAAGGTTCACCGCATTCGTAGATGCGGTAGCGGCGGCTACATCGAATTTCTGTGTCGAGAGGCCCGCCAGCAATGCGAAGGTCGCATCGGCCTGCCCGAGCGTGATCGCCTGACCGGAAGCAACGGCAGTTCCAACGCCAACCGGATTGCTGAAGATGTTATTTCCAGTATAGGTATTGTTGTCCGCCAGTTGCCCGAACGATGCCTGCTGACCGGCAGTGGGCGGGCTGAATGCGAAGTCTCCAGTCAGCCATGCGAGCGGCGATGTCCCATCCTGCCCGCGCAATACCGACAGCGTTGCGCCAGAGATAGCCGTCGCATAGACGATCTCGTAATTCCCACGCGTGGCTGCATCGTTCAGCGTGAGAACCAGCACTTTCCCGGCAGGAATCGATGTCGGCAGATTCTGCGTGCTGGATAGCGTTATCGTTCCTGCGCTATTCGACACCGATCCCGCCAACGTCGTATTGATGTTGTTGGCAAAAATGAAAACTGTCATGGGCCTGCCGAGATGGAAATTAGCCCGGAGTTATTCCAAAGCTGGTTTGTATTGACCGGATCCGACGTTGGCAATCCGCCACCACCGAGCGCAAGCAGGCCCGATGCGGTGATAACTCCGAAATACACTGGCGCTCCGGCTCCAGAGCCGCCCGGCACGACCGCGATAGTGCCGCCGTTGTACCAGACGTCACCCGCAGACAGGCCACCCGGATCGGTCGGATAGTTCAATGGGGCCGTCATCCACAGCACGCCGCCATCGTTGAAGAATCCAACGCTGTTGAACGCGACGTTGTACTGAAACGGAAAGGCAATCAGGCGCGCATTCAACAACTCCTGAAGCGCTGTGAATACCGTGTTATCGAATGACGCGATCGTGAACGTGTTACCCGATACCGTGATCGACGGTGGATTCTCGAGAACCGTGTAATCAGTTCCGTTCGCGCCATTAAGAAAGCGGTTCACGCGGTTTTTGAGCCATCCGATAGTGAACATCTGACCGTCTCCACGGTACAGATTCCACGTCATCATCCGTTTGTAGATGTCGTCCGATGCGATCTGAGCAGTGCCCGAGGTCGAGTGCGAGAGCCCGTTATACGGCTCCATTTCGTTGTACGGGAACTCGTTGTATCCGGCGCGCGTGAAGCTTGTCTGAGTCGAAAGAACGGGGCGGGGAATGTTGTAGATTCCCTGACCGATCCAGTCCAGCAGAGGCCCCGAAATATTGGGCGATGTATAAAGCCCCAGCGGCGTGCCGTTGAACCACTCAAGATAACCTTGCGACAGCGAGTTATATGCAGCCACGAAAGCCTGAAGGCTCTCGTCATCGCTGTACTGGGCATAGAGGTAACTGGGTATGATCTGCTGAAGCGGAGCAGTGCTGAATGACTCTATTTGCATGCCCTTACCCTTGTGTCACTGTGACGCCTGTAGCCGAAATCTGAAAATAGCCTTCCGGGTCAGACGGAACGATGCTTGTCCCTGCGGTCGGGCTGGCTACTACACCATTAACCGTGATCACGAACTGCAGCGTGGTCACGTTTTGTGGAGCAATCACAGAGGCCACGGCATCCCGGAATACCGAACTCATTTCAAGCAGGTTGATCGGCTGACCCACAGCTATGGAATTGATGTACGACTGGATCGCTGGCGATGCGAGTTGCGCTACTGACGTTCCCGCCGTGAAGCTAGGCAACGTGGTGTTCCACGTCACTGCAACCGTCACAGTCTGCTGCGGCGGATTCACGAACGTGACTGAATACGTGTCTGGATTCTGGTAAAGCGAGACGGCCACATTGCGCGGGTTTGGTGTGAACTTCGCGCCGCTTGTGTAGGCGCCAAAGCCTGCGCCATTCGTCGTGGTGGTGATCGTGTCGCCAGCAATCGACGCAACCGTATAGGTCAGGTTGTATGCGCCCGGCGTTGCGCCCGTCACCGTGAAAGTCTGTCCGATTCCGAAGCCGCTCGGCAGATTCGTCGTGATGACGACGGGATTCGCCGCCGTCATCGTCGTGATGCCAAGTTGCGAGCCCTGAAGCACTGCGATATCGGGAACGCTTTGAAGGATTGCGGTCGCCACCGAATAGGCATCGCCGCCGCCGCAAACGATCTGCCAGCCGCCAGATAACTGATTGATCGACACCAGGCGTTGCTGAACGCCGATGATTTTGCCAAGCAGCGTTTTCACATACGCGGGCGTGCCCGTAGACGCGACGATGCCCGCTTGCAGAACACGTGCGCGATAGTCCTGTGGGCTCTCGGTCGTCGTTGCAGGCGTGCCCGCTTCCGGGTTCGTCACCGTGACGGCGTAGGCGCTTGGGACGGATGTGACAATCTTCGTGACCGTGCCGGCAGGAATGGCGAACGTTCCGCTAGTCGTAGCGACAGCAAACAGGAGGGGGCTGATACCGCCCGTTTCGATTACCCCGCCATCCTGCAAGCGGTACTGATTCGAACCATCGCCTACCAGAAAGCCCGGTTGAAACACATATCCTGCTGGCCCGGAGAATTGCACATAGACGCTACCGTTTGCCGCCGAACCTTGGGGCACTCCAGCCTGCGCGCCGAGTTGCGCAAGAACAAACGCGTTGGCCCCGTAAGGGGTGACAGAGTTTATGCAATCGACGCGCGCCTGGTCGATCGTGATAAGCGCGCCAACGTCTGTACCAGAAATGTCGTCAATGAGCCCGGCCGGAAGGACCGTGTATCCGGGTGACTGCGAGGCGACATAGTTAATCAGGTTCTGGTACAGCGTCGCAGCCGGGGTAGCAATCGGCCCTGCGCTCGTCATGACCAAAGGTACGGTCGTCGGGCTAATGGTAGAAGCCATCTGGTCGGGCCAATAAAAAAGCCCGCCGTAGCGAGCTTGGAAATGGGGTGCCAGCGCGAGACTGGCGCAGATTTAGCGAACTCGTGTCGCGCGAATGAACCCGGCCACGGAACATGTGCTAACGGAAAATGCGATGTTCGCTACCAGATACACAGTGGTAGTCGATGCCAACTTAAGGCGAGTTCGGGGAGCAATAATCGTCCCTACAAATCCTGCGGGGTCGCTGGACCAAGTGGTTGACGCGTCATAGACGCCGGGTGCTGCGTTTGCGATGGTGGCCGACGTGGTGCTGATGCCAACCGTGCGCCCCGATACTACGGTCGTGCCAGCGGGAACCGTCTGCACAAGACCTTCTACCTCCCAATCACCAGCGGTCAGGCTAATGCTGGCCGCGTTTGCAGTAACCGACGTGGTGACAGATGTCGAGGCGGTCGTGGCTGTGGCATATTCCCCGACTGATCCAGCATTCGCGCTATCGTTAGTCGTCGTGCCGACAATTCCCGCCGTGCTTGACGGCGTGATCGTGCTGGATGCGGTAATCGCGGAAGCCGCAAGCGTGCCGGTAACGGTTGGCCCTGCAAGCGTCGGATTCGTGCCAAATACAAGTACGCCGGAACCGGTTTCGTTTGAGATAACGCCGGCCAGTTGCGCCGAAGTCGTAGCGGCGAATTGTGCAAGCGTGCCGCCAGTGAGGGCGAACGTTGTGCCGCAAGCCAGCCCGGTTCCGCTAGTGAATTGCAGGGCGCTATTTGCCGTGCTGCAACTCGGAATCGCTACTGCAGTGGGCGATGCCGTCGAGCCGGTGACGTTTGCCACCATCGTATTTGCGGCTTGCGCCGCTAGGTCGGGAAGCGTAACCAGACCCGTCGCCGTGAGACTGCCGGTAATCGTCGCGCCGCCACTGAGAGACGCCAGTCCGCTCGCAGAAAGCGTCGTGAATGCACCGGTCGATCCGCTGATCGGCGTGTTCGTGATCGTGCTATTGGTGATCGTTGCGCTAGTGACCGTGCCGCCGCTAATCGTGATATCCGGTGCGGTCAGCGTGCCGGTGACAGTCAATGCGGGAACGGTAAGCGGCCCTGTCAACGTGCCGCCAGAGATACCGAGAACGTTCGCAAATGCGCTGTTCAATTGGGCTGCGGTCAGAATCTGGCCGGGATTGAACTGTGCATGAGCCGCAGAACACGCGAACAGCAACAGGAATGCAAGGCGTCTTATCATGCTAGTGTCGATGTTCCGAGAATGAACGTGCTATCGAGTTGCGGAGCGACGATTGACGAGTCCACGTAGGGCGTCAGGATCGCGCCGTTATGGCAAACAGCCGTGACCTGATATACAGGCGGGAAAGTGTTCTGCTGGCGAGTAATGGTCAGAGACGAGAAATACGGTGCGAACTGTTGCTGGATATTGTTCACATAGAAATCGGGAAGCACTTGCGTGACGATTGTTTGGTAAGACGGAATTCCGGTATTACTGAAAAATGGCGATTCTCCCAAATTCAGCTTCAATGCCTGAGCCAGAGTAGTAAGCCAACAGTTATCGTCATATCCAGCCGAATCCGTGCTTACTTCGACCCACGTTTTTGTGCCATCCTGATTGGAAATTCTTCCCCACGTGCGCATTGTCATCTCCCGGCGAATGCGCCATTTAATCTAAAGAAGGGCATCATGAAAAACCTGTTTGCTTCCCTGTTATTCCTCGCCGCCACGTGCGCGCAAGCGTTCCCGGCTGGCGTTCCGCAGAACTGTCAGGCCCCGCTCGCGCACGACATGGAAATGTCGAACATTCCCTATCTGCTGGAATTAGGACCGCAGTCGGCGAAAATCACGCGCATCGAGAACGTGGCGGGCACGCCTGCGTACGAATACCTTCCGGGGCTCTACAGGATTGATTGCTACGTGACCGTGCACTGGAGCAATGGCACGGTGGACTTCATGCACAAATTCAGCATGTGGGAGGACCGTTACGGCGGACTCAAGGGCACCTATTCGGCGCGCTAGTTGATCGGCGGATCGGTCTGTACCTTGGCCCCAGGACCAGGGAAATAGCCGTGCGTATGGTCCTCGTAGCTATCACCGTTGATCAGCAGGCCCGAGCCGTTCAGCACGATAGTCTGTGATCCGAATGTCATCGTTATGCCGGTAGCGTCCAGCACTAGCGACGTCGTGCCGTATGTCAGCGTCACGCCCTGCTGATTGACGACCGCCGACGAAGTAATGCCCTCTGTCGTTTGAGCGATTACGCCATTCGGCCCCTGCACCTGCGCCGCATCGGGATCAACGGGGCCGGAGCCAGCATTACTCACCGGCACAAACACAAGGGCGCTCAGATTGCCGGGGCGCGTCAGATTCGCGACACCACCACCAAGACCTGAGACGCCGCCGAGATATGCATCGGCCGGCATAGTAACGCCCTTGTCGCCCACCTGGGTAGGCATGCGAATCCAGGGGCTCTCCGCCTTCGGGATGGTGATGTTCGGCAGCGTGAGCGGTGCCGCATTCACTTCAAACGCAACCGTGACGATCGCGCCATCTACGCCTACTACACGGCACGGCAGCGCCCGGCCAGTATTCTGGATTGCCTGCTGCGCCCGGTTGATCGCCAACTGGTTCGCGTTCTTCTGAACCCATAGCTTCGCGTAGTTGTTAGCCATTTGGATTCATGATGCAGTTGGCAATCGTCACCCACTGCGACGCATCGGCGGACCGGAAATTGCCGATCTGGCGCAGTTCATTGACGATGAAATTGTTCTGAAACGTCGTCTCGTACTTGACAGTCGAGGGAGAGGCGCTTTGCCCCGTCGTCACGAAGCCCGGCAGGTTCTGCAATCCCTCTGGCATTCTGACGAGTCCGCCCATGACGAGATCGGCTCGAGCGACCATTTTTAACTGGATCGTATTGACCGCGATCCATGTTGGCTGGCCGACAAAATCGGTAAAAACAAGCTGTATCGGCGCGGGCGAATAAGTCGTATCGAATACGACTATCTTGCCACCCTGAATCCCGATGTTGACGCGGTTATCAAAGACACCTTCGGTGATGTCGCCGACCATCTGCGCGAGCTGGTCGAGCGTGCCGCAGACGTGAATCTCGTCATAAGCCTGAACGAGGTCCGCACTGATATTCATCGTGATAGGCGTGTTCGGATACGCCACATCAAGCGTCTGGAGCAGTGCATCGGACAGCGACATTCCGGCGCGCCAGTTCAGGACGAAATTCCCCGGATTATCCACCGTGTAGGCAGCCGGGATGGTAACGAAGTCCAGTGTCTGCTCAAGGCCTTCCCAGTTGCCGAAGCACTGGAATACCTGGCCCTTCATGATCGTTCCAGCCTGAGCCGGATTGACTAGCGGAAGACCCGCTTTCATGCCCGCCTTCAGTTCCAGATTCATGCCCGCGAACTGCTGCGGCTGCGTCAGGTCTTTCAGCGATATGCCGTGGATGGAGACGGTCGAAGCGCCTGAAGGCGTTCCATACGGTGCGATCAGTGCGTCATAGTCAATCTGCAACGCGGCAGGATCATATATCCCGCCAGGGTGCGATGTCCACGTTCGGATTGGCGTCGTGCTGCCTTGCGGGGTGAGCGTGATTTCGTAATAGCGGCTCACGGTACGATCTCAAAGTTTCCGGTATCTTCGCGATACAAAATCGTTGAAGTGGAAAACACACCCGGCGCAAGATAGATGTCATAGCTCAACGGCGAGCCGACCATTGCGCCCGACCATTTCACGTTTCCCGAAGAATCGACTATGGTGAGATACCAGCGCTGGCCGGTGATGTTCCAGGTCACATTCCCCGCATAGCTCGCGCCATCAAGCGTCAACGAGGCTGAGAAGGGCGGCGACGACAGGTTATTGGGCGTGAATGGGATCTTCGTCACAGTGCGCTACTCAGATAAGAATTCACCACGCCGACAACACTAGTCACGTTCGATACCGCGTTTTGCGCCGCCGAGCCCACCGCGACAGCGGCGTTAGACCAGATTGACGAACTGGCGCTCAGATTGTTGCCAATGACCTGACCGCCGCCCGACAGCTTCGACATGAGGCTGTTGTAGGCGGTCGTCGCCTGCTGACCGGTGATCAGCGGCTGGATAAAATCCCACTGAGCCATGATCTGCTGTTGGCGGCCTTCTCCGCCAGTCGTATCCGTGATCGACTGCAAGATGCAATTCTTGTAGATGTACCAGGGAGTCGCGATGTGGTACGTCCCGCCGCTGGCATTGTGCGCCACTAGCGAGTTTTGCAGCGACGTGAAGATTGCCAGCTTCGTCAGATAGCCGGCATCGTCCTTCACTGGCGCGATCATGCGCAAGCTGATGTTTAGCGGATTCTGAATTGTCGCGTTGGCCGCCACAGTCTGGTTAGCAAACGGATACGTCGCAACCTGCTGGGTGATCAACGTTGATCCCGGAATCGGAACGAAGCGCGCAAAGAAATCGCTGCTCGAAAAGCCGTTCGACAACGCACCTTGCAGGAATGCCGCCGATTGCCCGACAAGAGCGATGATAGGTAGCATTCCACCCAGCGTATTCGACGCGATCCCGTCAACCAGGATTATGGGACTCACCTGGAACGCGAGGTCATAGGCGAACCTCGTAGCGTCGGCTTGTGTGCTCATATCAGTGCGGCGCCGCGTTCATTGAAGTCGCCACGTTGGCGGCCGTCGAGTTGGTGATGTTGATGTTGACGTTCTGACCTTGCCGCAACATGAGTTGGGTAATCTTCGCGATGTAGTCGCGTGTCTCGCGAGGTGCATGCGACTCCCAGTTCTGTCCGTTTTTGGCAATATCCTTGTCCAGATTGCCCATGCCCCAGTTGTAGGCGGCGAGGGCTTTGCGGACATCACCGCCGTATCGCTTCAACAGAAAACTGTCATACCGCCGCGCGGCATCCTGAGAATCGGCGAGATTGTTGACGTTTCCGCGCCCCCACTCCTTCCAGGTGTCGGGCATGAACTGCATCGGACCCTGAGCACCCTTGGGCGACAGCAGTTTCTTGCCGCGCGCCGATTCAACTGTGTATTGCGAGTCAATGATTGCGGATAGCGTCGGTGCTCCTAGCGTGCCGTTATTCATAGACTCAGAAGACCCAGAAAAGAAGTCTCGTAATCCATATCCCATTTTTGCCAGGCCGCCAGCGACTGTATTCGGATATTTCCCGTCCTTTGGCTTTGCAAATGGCTCATCAAATAGAGCGTGAAGTAGCTCCTTTGCTTGCGGGCCGGCTACCTTGATAAGGCTGACTGCGGCGGCTGCTGCTGCATCTCCCATTTTTTGCAACTCAGGGGATGCTTTTGCCAATTGGTCGTTGAATGCATTTGCTACTTGGTCCCAGTCCGACAGAAGATGCGCCTTGACGTCTGAGGCCTTGTCTGCCGTTCCTTGATCGATAGCGTTCTTTTTAGCGTCGGCCTGATCTTTTGCCCATGTTTGCACCAGTTCGGCATCGCTGTGGCTGGCACCAGCGTTTAATTGCTGCACCGAAAATGGGCTGCTTGGAAACATTATCCTCGACATCATCGCGGCATTCTGCCCGCTCTTCTGCCACTGCCTGTATTGCGATACTTCCCTTCGGTAAAGATCGAAGGTCAGTTTATCGACGTCTTGGTTTTGCGTCGTCATCGGATCAATGCCAGCAGTCGCAAAAGTAGCGAACGCCGACGGATCACCGACCATACTTTGCACGCTCCCCAGCACTGAGGAATCTAGCCCGAATTTCGTTCCAAAGTTCGCATCAAAAGCTTGTGTACGCCCGATTGGCAGACCGAGACTCCGGCCTTGGAGATTCTGTTTAGACAGCGCACTCGTGGCCCCGTAGACTGCTGCGATAGCCGAACCAATGCCACTTGCGCTGACCGTGCCGAGCTTGAGAAGCACCGAGCCCATGCCAGAGATCGACTTGTGCATGGCCGCAGATGCCTTCTGCATCCGGGTCATCTGTATCGCGCCGTCTTTGGCCTTCGTGTTGAACTTGTCCTGCACGCCGGTTGCGCGCGCCATCGCCTTCGAGATGGCGTCAGCCTGAATGGCTGCGATCATCATAAATTCTTTGGACGACTTGGACGACTTCGAAAAGTGGTCCATGGGGTCGTTGGCATCATCGATTGCGCCAACGACCTTAGCCCAATCCTCCGGCATTCCCTCAAGCTTCTTCTGGTACTCCTGAAAGAGCCCATGAAACTCGCGGAATTTCGAGTCGTCAACGTCGATCTGGATAACGCTTTTTGCAGTCATTGTCGTTTCGCAGATTCGATTAGATATCTTTGCCGGTATTCCAGCGCCGACCGGTAGGGCGTTTCATATCGCTCGAAGGTCTCGACAAATCCCTCACCAGTTATGTAGCTCAGGACGGAATCGAGGATGCTGCCGGTCTCGTAGGTTCTGCCGGCGTCGAGTTCGGCAAGGAGGCGACGAACGCCATAGGTGCCAATGATGTAATCGACGCACCCAGCATGGAAGCGATTGCCCTCGCCGTCGTCTCGCGATCGGCTTTGCGGGCCATCGCTAAGTGACAGGTAAAAAAAACAACCTCCGAAAGTGCCTCCTCCCAATCTTCGGAGTCGATCTTTTCGGCAGAGATTGCGGTGTCGATGGGGAGCATGTCCCAACCGTGTTGACCGGGGCAAAGAACCATAGTCAGGCGTCTGAGTTCGGCGAAAAGTGCAGGCGTTTCCTCGTCGCGGACATTGCCGGTCTCATCAAACGAACCGCGAGACGCCGCATCCTTCCGGCCTTCGTCGCGAAGTGTCAATGCCGCGATGCGCGGTCCCGACGACATCAGGTAATGCGATCCCCTACTGGCGAGTGCGGACTTGGTGGCCGACAGCACGCGGTAGTTCTGTTCAAAAACTTCGCGCGAAATCGGGCTATGGAAAGCCCAGAGTTTCACGACTTCTTCAGTCACGTCCTTGCCGTCCACTTTCTTCGTGACAGTTTCCGTCACGATCGGCAGACAGAGATTCCGCTTCTCATCAATTTTCACGTCAATCCTTTTTTGACCCTTAAGGAAGGTGCTGCGGCAGCCGGTAAGGTGCCGGCGTTTCGGGTCGCGTCCCTAGCCGCAGCAGAGCACTACATCAGGTGAATGACCACAGGTCGGAGTTGATGTTGAACGTTCCGCGCAGCGTCAGGCGCACGACAGGATCGGTGCCGTCATAAGCACCGGGAGCAATCGATCGGATCGATGTATCGTTGAGCGTGATAGCCGGAAAAGCTGACGTGTCGCTGTGAATCGTCACATCTCCGATTACGCCAGTGTCTTGCGCCTGAGCCAGCCACGCAGCCGCCAGAGGCTGAGACCTCAACAGGCCGATGGTGATGTTTGCCATCACGTAGGGCTCAGGCGAGTTGACTACGCCTGTCGCCGTTTCGATCTGGTGAACGAAGTCGCCTTCCAGTTCAATATGCGCGAAGCTCTTTCCCATGCTCTGCGCCTGGATGTTCAGCGTCGGAGTGTCGGCCACAACCACATGGCAACGGACACGGTTCAGCGGGCCAGCAATGAGATAAGGATTAGCCATTTAGTTTTCTCCTTATCAGACGAACTGCTGTGCGTCTAGGTTAAATTGCAATGTCAAAAATCCATTCTGACCAACAACCGTTGCCGAGAATCCGTTATAGATCCCGTTGTTGTAGTCGCTCGGATTCTCCGTGGTGTACGTCGCGAACGGCACCGCAGACACAACAGCGCTGAGGGCGCAGCCGAACTTGACAGCCGAATCAGCAACGTTCTGTGCGATAGCCAGAAGCGTGTTAATGCCCGCCTGGTTGTAGAGCAGCGGAGGATTGCTGTTCGAGCCATTCAGGACGGCGTTTGCAAGCGCCTGTTTGACCTGAATGCGGAACCAGTCGATGCCATACCACCACGAGGCCTGCTCGCCGTCCATGAACGTGCCCTTGAACTGCGAGGCAGTCGATACACCGCCTTCAGCGCCCGTCAGAATCAGGTTGCCGTAGTCGGTCAGGACCGTGTTGATGCTGGTCTGGTTGCCGTTCTGCGACCATGGCGTAACGCCATACACCCAGCGGAACGCCATCGGCGCCAGAGGATTGGCCGGGCCCGGATTATTCACCAACCACTGATAGAAGCAGGCTGCTGCCTGCTGCTCCGTGCTGGCAGCAGTCGGGCTCGACACAACCGCAAAGACCGCTTTATTCACGGCGTAGTTCGGCAGATTCGATACGGTCGTCGTGATGAAGAAATACGTCTGGCCGCTCGGGCTTTCGTAGTTCGCCGTCATCGTATTCAGCGCAGCCGACGAAGCCAGATCCCATGCGGGCGGGATCAGGTACGCGTAGAACACCTGCGGATTGCTGTTGCCGGTGATCCACGTATTCAGGGCGGTGATCGACGTTGCGGCGGTGGTCGCGTTGCCCAACTCAAGCACATAAACGCCGACCGTCTGACCCTGCGCGAAGAACGTCGTCGCAGACGTGTTGACGAATGCTGAGCCGGGCGGCGTGTACGTGCCCGGCGTGGTTTCGGTGCCGGGATTCGTGGCGATAGCGAACGTGAAGGTATTCGCGCCTGTCACGGTCGCAATGTAGGTGCCGTTGTATGCAGCGGGCACAGCACCAGTAATCGTCGTGGTGAACGACTGGCCGATTGCCAGCGAAAGTGCGGCGGTCGTCGTGGCCGTGGCCGTGCCGCTAGACCACGAAATACCGGTCAGCGCGAGAGGCGCAGCGAGAATGGCTTGGGCTTGCGACAGGTTGCCGCAATACTGGTACGTGCCAGCGGTGAGAGTAGTACCGCCCGCCGACACAATCGCACCACTCTGCTGAAGTTGGGAGACGGTCGGCGCGCGCGTGACGGTCGTATTGACCGTGACAATCGTCGGAGTGATCGTTGTAGCCATGTGGGCGGACTCTGGGGATTAATCGAACGAGACGGCGACAACACCACCCGTGCCGGGATCAACAACGATGCCGGTCGCGCAGGGGAAATCCAGCGGGACAACCGTGCCCACTACGCCGGTAGCGGGGCCTGCATAGATCAAATTGGAAGCGGCTGCGGCACCAGTTGTTGCGCAGTCGTAGACTTTCACTGCAGTCGAGTTCGCTGCGTTGATGACAACTTTGCCAACGCGACCAGCGCTGGCCTTAACTGCGGTGATAGCGGTGACGTTCAACCGGTTTGCCGAGCCGCAGCCCGTCAGCAGATTGCCGGTGGCATCCATCTGAAGCGGGGCGCTCTTGTTCGACGTGTTGATTGCTACGTTTGCCTGAAGCGGGTTTTGGGGCATTCGAGACTCCAAAAGAAAAAGCCCGCTCAAGGCGGGCAATAAGAACTAGTCGGGAATGCCCGCTAGGTGGTAATAGAACTGAATCCGGCAGAGAGAATCAGCCGGCGCGCGATCGCATCCGCCGTGGACTGGAAATACCAGGCGTCAATGTCAATCGTCTTTTTCATCGCAATCACGTTCATTTCGGATTGCGTGCGTTTCTGGTCCTTGATGGCCGGCGAATTGCCAAATCCGAATTCGTTGCCGTCCATCGAGTACTCAATCAGCGACACCAGATACTGGATCGCCTTCTGATTGTTGAAGCCGTACAGCGTCAGCCGCACGTGATCTTTTGCGAGTTGCGTACTGGGTAAGTCGTGCAGCGGAGCGGGCGAGCCAGCTTCGGTTGTACCGGGCCAGCCATACTCCGGGAATGACGGGACCTCCGTCATGTCGGGTTCGATGTGTGCCGTGATGTATGGAGGCACAACGTTCGCCGGCACGAGAAACGACGGATAGACCGGCGCGAAACTATTCTGACCAAGCCAGATCGGCAAGCTGTTCGAGACAATCGGCTCGGTCGGCAAGTCTGCCGCGCTGTCGATCAGTTGTGACGAAAGCGCCGGATAGACCGCGTTGCCGAGGTAATGGAAAAGATTCGCCTGCTCGTAGAACGAACCGCGAGCATTGAACGCGAACCGGATTCCTTCGAACGTGCCGATAAACAGGTCGGTCGGTGCGGCTTCGTTGAAGCTGTCGATCTGGCTTAGTGCCGTGAAGATGACGCGATTGACATTCAGCGTTTCATCTTCATTCTGTTGCTGGTCGGTCGAGTAGTGCAGCGAGCCCTGGACCGACGTCACGACGCCAGTATTTACCCAGAAGACATAGCCGTCTGCAGGCAAAACGATCTGGCTGTACTGCGTAAATTCGACCGTCTGGTTGAGCGAGAGCGTATTGACGCCCGCTGCCAACGTGCTTGCTAATTGTGACTGGTTTCCAAGTGACTCAGCAATCGACGGCATTACGACATCCAGGCTAAAAAGTGGGCGCTATACATGCCGGTATCTACGAACGACTCTCTGCGCGGATTGCCCTTGACATAAGGATGCTTCAGGCGGTGATTTACACCTCTTATAGCTGCCTGAGTCGGCACGCCTTCGACGCCCATATGCTCGATCGCGCCAGTCGCCAGAAACTTCTTGAACATCGCAGTAATCGCGGATTCGGCGGTGGCGAACGGATTGGCGCTCGGTGCGCCACCCATCATCAGGGTCTCGAGCGCGCCAGCCATCGACGTCTCCAATTCTTTCGCGATGTCAGGCAAATGGGCGAACGCGAACGTATCCATCACGCCGTATTTCGCCTCAAGGATTTCAGCGATGTCGCCGGTCGTTTGCGTGCCTGCGGTTGACTTTGGCTTGACAGGCTTGTTCGCCTTACCCTTGCGCGGCTTTGCTACCTTTTCCGGCTTCGCCTCGTTGGCATACGGTAGGTCGATAATTCCCAAGTTCAGCGTAAGGCGATGCGGCGCGTTGCGAACGAAAACCTTGGGTGCCGAATAACTGCCGCCGCCATCGGCCTGTTCTGTCGCATAGTCTCTGGCGGCTGCCATCGTTCACCTCAGCTAATACCCCAGATCGGGCCATTGTCGGACATCATTCCGAGCCACTGACGCCCGTAAGGGTCTTTGAGCGCCTGCAATTGGCCGATCGTGAGACCTTTTAGAAAATCCGGAGCCAACAACGATTCCGACGTTGATTCATCGGCACTGGACTGAATCGTCCCGCCCACAAAACCTGTGAGATTCCACGTCTTGCGCAAGTCCGCGAAGAACGTTTGCCCTGGTTGATCCGGGCACCAGTTGATCAGAAACGACGTCGCCAGCAGATAGACAGCGAAGCAGTAATAGTCCTGTCCGATCGCATACAGGACCAGCAGCGTCTTTTCCTCGGCGTAGCTTAATGCCCACGCGAGATAGGGGCTATTCGACGGCAATGCAGCAGCAGGAACGCCCACGATCGTTTGAAGGAACGTGTACAGGTCGGTGGTGTTTGGCGTCTTCTGTGTCTGCCAGGGGGCGAGCACGCCCATGCCGGGAAGCGGTGGAAAGCAGGGCGTGCACATATGACCTCCTAGCTGCGACGGGGGCGACCACGACGGCGGGGCTCTTGCTGCCCATTCTCGCCGACGCTGATGACCTCATGAACCTTCTGATCGACGCCCTTCTGTTCGACTTCGGTGATCTCGACCTCGAAGTTGTCAACCTTCATTTCCGACTCCTGCGCGGCCCGTCGAACCGTATCGTCAGTTGCGGCGGCAGCCTCCTTGCGGCGCTCCTGAGCCTGCGCATAGAGTTCGTCCTCATTGCGCTTCATCGTGGACTGAAGCCGGTCCAAGGGAATCGGTGTGTCGTACTGATAGCACTGACCGACAAACCCATCGTGTCGATCGACTTCGGAGACGGGGATCAATCCATAGGGCTTGTGCTGATCGATAATTCGTTGATGATCAACTTTGCTGCCTTGCGGATAGATGTTCTCCTGGGCGCCCGGCCTGATCTTTGTGACCACTGGCTTATTCGGAGATCCTTCTACCCAGTAATGAATTTCAAACTGTTGCTTGGAGCAATTTGCGATGTAGAGAGCCATGATTCTTCCCTGTGACGGTTATCCCTGTGTAGAAGTCTGCGGAAACGCGACAGGGGGCGCGCTTGTCGATTGCGCAATCTATCCGCAGACTGACCTGCAATTACTGGTACTGGACGCTCAGAAGGGTGATTGCTTCCGGGCGGACCGACCAGCCAGACGTGCTGCGCAGTTCCGAGACGACGTCAACAGCGCCACGCGGGAGCGGCGCCATAATCTCGGTCGGCGCTGCACGATCGACCAACTGAAGCGCGCATGCTGCGGAACCGGGGGTGAGTTCGGCAAACGCGTTGGTGTTGATCTTGCCGCCCTTCGGTTTCTTGACTTCGGGCATGGAGATGATGATCAGATCCGTACCGCCTGCACCCTTGCCAATCAGGGTGTCGTCGCACGACCACGTGATTTCGTCTTCATTCCGGTCCATCACGTTGTCAACGAGGCCGCGACCCGAATCCGTGCCGGCGCCAGAGCGCTGGAACTGCGTGAGTTGCACGACGTTGTAGCTGATGTTCTCAAGCACGCGCTGGGTCGTGGTGATCGAGAACTTCGCCGGCATGCCCATCTGGTTCGTGCGGAACTTGATGGAGCCGATCGTTTGCGACAGGAAGAGCGCGAACTGGCCGTTGTCATACGTCACGACAGTGGTGTTGCCGTTCGAGTCGGCCGGCAGATTCAATGCCGTTGCACCCGGAGTGTTCAACAGACCTTCACCATTCGCCGGGTTAGCGCCATACAGCAGCAGATTCCGTTGCTGCTGGAACGTGCCCTGACGCATTGCCAGGCGGTGTGCTTCAACCGTCGAAGCACCGACGCGACCGAGAGCCGCCGTGTCGTGGTGATCGTATTCAGCGCGCGACTGGATCAGGTAGGTCGGCGTGCTGATTTCGCTGTAGGCCACCGTGCAGCTAGGCAACGAGTTCGGCGCGAACTGGCTGGTGGTAACTTCGGTGCGTACGTCCATCCGCTTCATGTAGACAGCGAGATCGCCGTCACCGAGGCGCACGAGCGGGTCACCCGTTGCGATGAGGTCGAACGCGCCAGATGCTTGCTGATACGGAAGGAGGATTTCCGGAATCACATAGTGCGGGCTAACCCGAATCTGTGCCGGTACGATATTGGCCATGTTATTTCGTCCTTAGATCTGGATGAGGGCCGCGTAACCTTGACGATTCCAGGTAGCTGCGCCGGTGGTGGAGTTGTAGGAAACAGTCATGCTGTTGCCCGGGCTGATAGCGAGAACCTTGACCGGCAAAGCGCCCGTACCATAGTTCAGTACGATCGTGCCCGTCAGCGCGCCAGTGGCGATCGCGCCCGAAGCGGCGGTGACCTGGAAGCTGAAGTGCTGGTTGTCGGTGAATGACGTCACGACCTGATTACCGTTGACGAGCGCTGCGCCCGTACCGGTCACGCCGCTGACGTTGATGAAGTCGCCCACGGCAGCAACCGGGGAAGCCGCCGCCATGACCACGGCGAACGTGTAGACGCCACTCGCGTAAGACGACGTGATTGAGGTAACCGAATACGTCGCGGTTGCCGCATCATACGGTTGCAGGACCTGGTTGTTGAAGTCCCACGAAACCTGTTGCGAGATCAGCCCGCCATTGAGCGAAACAAGCGACGGGTCCATTGCGACCGGAATGCGGATGCCGCAACCGAGACGGAAGAACGCGACCGATGCGCCGGCGCTTGCGGCCAGCGGAACCGGGCTGGACGGCGATCCGACCCACGAGTATGCGTTGTTGAACACCGAGAAGCCGGTGATATTCGAGATGGCCGAGGCCTGAATGATCGAGCCGCCCATCGTTGCATCAGCCGTTGCAGCAGCGATGCTTTCCGAGATCGGCACGCCGCCCCACAGAGGAAGCGTTGCCGAAGCCGAAAGCGTGCCGGATGCAAGCGCCCAGCGGAGTGCCGGGTCGTCCTGATATACGCCCTGCACATAGCCAGCGCTTTGTACGGAGAACGAGCCTGCAGCGTTCGTCGTTCCGTACGGATTGAAAGGAACACCAGAAATTGCCATGATTATCTTATCCAGAAATGAGAAAGGCCCGCTCAGTGGCGGGCCTCATGTTGTGACTAAGAACCTCAGTGGCTCTTGCGGATTCCAGCCTTGATTCGCGGCGCCCGGAAGTCATCCATCCAGTCCCCCGGCTTGCCGTAGAAGGTCGTGATCTTGTGGCCGCTGTCCGTGGTCTTGGACACGGCGCGCAGACCACCTTCCGGCGAGGCTTCGGGGTGAATAGCGGCATCCATCGCGTCGGCATAGATCTTCGACTCGGCGATTTCGAACACCTGGGAATCGACCTTGCTGATATCGATACCCTTCCATTGCTCGCTATGCGATTTCACGCCGGCAGCAAGGCGCTTGCGATACGCCAGCGGATCTTCGCCATTCAACGCGCGCGGAGCCTGCTTACCGAACGCCTGATACACCGCATCAGCCTTTGCTTGAGCGTCGGCAAATGCAGCATGGTCAGCGTCGGTGAGGGGTTTCACAGCCAGTTGCGCGGTCTGCACCAGCATCTTTTCGAGCTGGTTGACGCGGTCGAGCAGGGCGGACTTCTCGGCATCGGCCTTGGCGGCTTCTTCCTTTTCCTTCTCGTCTGCGTCAGCCTTGGCTTTTTCCTCGGCTTCCTTCTCGGCGTCGGCTTTCTTGTCGCCAACCGGCAATTCTTCGGCAGGCACTTCATCAGCCTTCTTGTCGAAGGAGTCCATGCGCTTGGCGATGGAATCGACAGCCGACATCAGCTTGTCCCATTTTTCCGAATCGGCCTTGGCCTTTTCTTCTTCCGCGTCAGCTTTCGCCTTCTCTTCAGCGTCGGCTTTGGCGCGCGTTTCGAGTTCTTGCTTCGCCTCGGCGTCCGCCTTGGCCTTACGCTCTTCTTCAGTCATCTCAGGTTCCTGAACGTGGTTGGTGGATACGCCGGTTGGCGGGCCGCCTTTGTCCCACACGCCAGCCTCGCAAATCGCGATGTGGTCGAGCAGGATCGGTTTTCCCTCAATCAAGAGGGTTTGCCCACCGTCTAGAGTGGCGGTGGAATTCTCTACTGCGGGGTTGCGAAACACGACAGAGGGTGACGTCGATAGTTGTTCGTTCGACATCAGCGTCGCGGTTGCTTCGTCATAAATGCGGGCGATCGCCCATACTTCGTCACCCTTGATGTAGGGCAGCAGGACTGAACCTACGACGCGATCATTGAATTCTTTTGAGTCGAGCGTCGCTTTTTCCGGGTGGTCAACGATGACCGGCAAGCCATTGCAGCGCGCCAGGAATTCGTCGTTCAGATAATGCTCGGGCGGCCGGTAGACATATTCTTCATCCTTGGACCGGTACGATGTTCCCGTGCCAGTGATGCGGATATCGAACAGCCACATATTGCGGCAGAACTGCGGCGAGGTAATTTCGCCCATCATCATTGCCTGAGCTACCTCAGTCTCCGTCATGTGCGCTTTCTTGATCGCCCTGAAGGCATCAGACTCGAGCACGAACCGGCAACTGGGATGCAGTGGTTCGGGCCACGAACCGATCGGCGCCCATGCCCATTCCGTGCTTTCATCGCTCAGCGCGACTTCGAATGGCCGGCACTCGTGATAGAACGTCGTGAACTCGACCGATCCTTCGCTGATCAAGCTGAGCTTGATCAGCTTGTGCGGCTCATATCCGGCCTCTTCAAGCGTCTCTCGTCGGGCGGATTCTTCGGCGGTCTCACCCGGTTCGGTGTGGCCTCCGGGGAACGCCCACTCTCCGGGGTGATCGCCGCCATTTCCGCGACGCAGAAACAGAACCGCCTCATCAGCAACGATCAGTACGCCAGCGGCTTTCGTGGGTTCGGAGTCGGCCTTGCTCTCGCCCGCAACGCTGTAGGCGATCGCTGCTGCTTGCTTCGGATCTTTGCCAGCGCGGATTTCGGTTGCGATATTCTCGCTAATCGCCTCCTGTGACGATCCTTTTTCAAGCGGCATAATTTATCTCTTCATTGCGGCGATCTTGGCGCGGACTTCTTCCAGGGATTTCTTTCCGGCAGCGGTGAGCATGTCGTCGGGCAGGTCGCGCAGGTTGTAGATCCACGTCGCGAAACACGAGCAGTAGACTTCCTCTCCGACCTTCGTGATGTCGTCGTAGTAACCAGCGTCTCCCGGCTTCACCAAGCCCTTCTCTTTCGCCCAGCTTGTTCGAAGCAGATAGACTTTCTGGTCGCGCTCCTTGTGTTCGACGCGATAACCGTAGCCACGCCTGCGCCACTGAGAATTCCAGCGCATGGCAATCGCACCGCCATCCACCGCGACAATCTCGTTGAGCGAACCGACGAACTTGTGGGATTGATCCACAACAACGCGCCGCTCCTCGAACGGGAGCGACGTCAACGCCTTGCGAATGTTTTCCTTGACGTCCTTCGTTTCAATCGCGCGGCTACCACCAGCCGGAACGGAAGAAGCCCAGCCAGCGAAGCGCTGCACGGTCTTATCGACCATCTGCTCGCGGTTGAGCTTGATCAGGCTGCGCGAGACCATCATGCGACGGTCCAGTTCGGTACGAAGCTTCGGCTGCAGCCGCTCAACCGTGAAGCGCGGAACGCCGGGATGCGATTTGAGGATTTGCCCGTCATCGATCAGGCGCTTGTAGATACCGCTCAGCGCACGGCTCAGTTCGCTGTTCAACACGCTTTCGGGCGTCAGGGTGCTGATTGCCGCACCCCTGATTTTCTCAACCCAGTAGCTCAGCCGCTCTACCGAGTCAAAGCCGAACGCCTCGAACTCGCGGATAGCCTCGCTGATCAACTGGTAGAAGGATTGGGCCATCAGGTTTTCGAGTTGAACGGTGCCGGCTCCTCAGGCTCCTTGGCGGGCTCGGGCGGAACGTAATTCTTCAGATCCTCATAGTCGAGCACCAGCGGATTCGTGAACAGGTGCTTCGACTCGTTGAGGTTGTTCGCCGCCCATTCGATGAGACGCGCCTTGTTGTCAGGGTCCAGTTGCGGCATCAGCACTTCCATCGCCGCGATGATGCTCTTCAGTTTGACGTCCTCGACCTCAACGAGCTTCGATTCCGGCTCGACCAGCAGGGAAGGCCACTCGGCAGAGAATGCATTCTTCCACTGATAGAACGCCTGCTCGTACGTGACGTTCTTGTACTCGGGAATCGTGTTCTGGATCGTCTCGAAGAACTCCGGCGTCCAGGCCAGATGCATGACAATATTGTCGAAGTAGTCGTACAGCGGCTGCATCTTCAGCCGTTCGTGATCAATGTAGCGAACGATCTCCTTCGCATCCTCAGTGCCTTCTCCGAAGCCCTCGGCATACGACTCCGAATTGAGCATCTTGGCTGGCTGCGGTACGGCTGCGGCGATGTTTTCGAGAACGTTCTTGCGCGCAGTCGTCAATGCGCCGTCCGCGTTCAGAAGGTTCAGTGTTTCAATGTCTTCTTCCGGCGTAATGTTGATGACGTTGTTGGTCTGTGCTTCCTTGACCACATTGCGCTTGGCGCCCTGCAGAACCGCCATCGCGCGATCAGCAATTGATCCTGCCGGCTTCATCTTGGCGACGAGTACGCCGACCTTGCGCGCCACCATATCGTCCGCAATCATCGTCTGAACGAACGATTTGAGCGGGAACAGGGCGCGTTGGAACACCGAGCGTCCTGTGTAGCCGAACGCCGAATTCGTGTACTCGATGTACAGCGGCGCCTCGTTGAACCATACGCACGTTCTGGACGGGTGATATTCCGTGCCGGCCGCCGTCACCATTGTGGGCTTCTGGAAATCAGGCGCGTTAGGATCCTGATTCAGTACGAGCGACCCCGCCGTGTTGAGCGGGTCAAGCGCATTGAAATAGAACTCCTGCTTGTTAATGGTCTTCAGGTCAAGAGGCGTCTGTGTGTCAACGTTCTTCGCGCCGCAGATGAGCGCCGATGCGCCATAAATCTTGCCAAGCCGCGCCGTGTTTGCGATGTAAGTATCGGCATTGATTTCGCGCCACTTGCGCTCGAACGCATCGCGCACCGGCTCTTCCGGGCTGTTCGGGATCGATACCTTGCGCGGCTGGCTCATCGCCAACTGGATCGGCTGATCTACGATCTTCCCGCCGAGGGGATGGAAAGCATAGATCACCTTTGCCAGTTGGTATCCGGGCTCGCTTCCCGGCACCAGATCATCGGCCATCAGCAGATCGACCAGGCTCGATGAAAGCTTGGAGCCTTCGATTGTGATTTCAGCCATTTGGATACCGTGAGTTAGAAACCATCAGGCCCACCCAGACCGATGATTACGCTGTACATGAACCCGTCCGCCAAGTCGTCAGCGCGTTTATGGGCATCCTTATCGCCAATGCGGTAGCCGACCACCTGGGAAACGAGATGATTCTTCGTTTGACCCTTGTATTCGGTAACCTTATCTAAGGCATTGGCAGAAAACTTGACTTCGCCACGGTAGACAGAACCTGAACATGCGACGGCTCGACCATCCTTTCCAATGCTTGTGATGTCGCCGTTGATTGCCTGAGCAGGCCAGCCAACACGCGCCGAGTGTTGATTCAGCGTAATGCCAGATGCCTTGTCCTCGATAAATGCGCCGAGAGAGCCAGCGCGTGCGCGCGTAATTTCCGCGTAGTACTCAAGTTGCTTGAATACGTTTGGCAACCATGTAACCAGCAAATCCGAGTTGATCTGAACGATTTCCCAATCTAGGATGATGAGCGGGTGGCCTACGTGCTTGTTAAGGGCGCAATAGACAACTGCCGTGCCATCGTTCCCGCTCCCGTCCTTCATGGCGCTGTCAATAACAGCAAAAACGCCATCGCATTGCGCCGGAAAAGGAACGCCCTTTCCACCGACGGTTAGCTTGTCTAGCTCGAAGAACGCGACGCCCGACCAGTCGATAAACTCAGCAAGAAATTCCTGTTTGAAAACGAGCGGGTGGCTTTTTAAGCGCTCCAGCTCGAGTTCGTCTGCGGGGACATATGGGTTGCTGCTCGTGGGGGCATGGTGCTGTTTGAAGCCCAACCCTTCGTCGTGACAAATTTTGTAGAAGAAGTTGTCTTCAGCAATGCCATTTGGCGTCGAGAACACCCAAACCGAGCCGCGACGAGTCAGGAGGGTCGGCTTGATTGACCGCTCCCATATCTTCATCATCTGGCTATTTTTGGTAAATGCAGCCTCGTCAACCATGACAAGGTCATATTCCCGGCCGCGCCCGGCCAACTCGTTATCATTCAGCGTCCAAAGGTCTACTTTGCCGCTGGTTGTGGTCCGTACTTTCCCTTTCGATCGATCAAATGACTTCTTGATCGGATTCAGGATGTCCGTAATCTCGTCGTACGGCTCATCAAGCTGCTTATGCTCTGGGGTGAACAAGCCAACCAGGCGCCCCTTGGCTGCGGCATCGCAGGCCATAGTGACCATCTGTTTGGTCTTGCCCCAACGGCGACCACACCGAACCGCATTCAGGCGAGCGCGATTCTTATAGATTTCTACCTGACCGCTGTGCAAGGTCGGCAACTGGATAACGGGCATGAGTAGATTTCACTTCGCCGCGTACCAGCGACTTTCATTTCATTTTTCTAGTCAGGCAATCCGCCTTGGATAATTACCTTGCCATCATCGATATTCGAGTCTTTATTTGCGCGCAGCAGGTTCAAACCGATCTCGCTGGCATCGTTTGCCATGCGCGTCAGTACGGCGATGCCCTTGAGTGACGCGAGGCTCGTCTCGTCTAATGGCATGGCGTCGTCTATCTGGGCTACCTTGTTGTGCGCGATTCCCGCTAGTCGATGTGAGGTAGCAGCGCTGAAACGTGCGGCGCCGGCAAGATGCTCACTGATCGCCTTCAGATCGTCGGCAAGTGAACGCGCGGCGATTTGTTCAGAAACGTTCAGAAACGAAAGGGCTCGCTCCGTCTCAACTATCTGTTTCGCAACGGTTTTTACCGCCTCGGTGCGTTTCGAAAAGCGTACCGATATGGCCGCCTTGCTAACGCCGAATTCGCGGGATAGCGCTGCGGCTGATTCACCAGCAAGCAGGCGTTTCCCGATTGATTCCCACTGGGCATCTGTTAGTTTTGAAGGTCGTGCCATACCCACTCATGGGCACGTGGCCCTTCTCATTGGATGCCTACGCAAATTACCGGAAGAATTTCCTAATCTTCTGCCGATTCGCTGATGTTTATCACCTCAGCTTTGTCAAGAAAGAAATACACCTTCTTTCCGAAGGGCTTTGGTACCACGCCATTGAATAATTGAAAGGCCACATACACTGCAAGCCCTATGTCTTGGGCATTTGGAGCATTGGGAGGCACTGGAATACGCACCGTTACATCAACGAACTTATCCATATCTTTCCCTGAATGCCTATTCCGCGCTATCGAATGCTTCCGGCATTACCCGGATCAACTCACGTACCTGCGCCAACGTAGGGCTGATGGTGATTCGGAAACGGGTCGTTAGGCCCGGATAGTGTTCTAGCCCGGTCTTGTCTATTTCCATCTCCACCGATTGAATGGTGGAATTGCCGCGCTCGCCGGTATTTGGATACGTTTTCGTTGGATCGTACATAGGCAACTCCAGATTCGTTATGCCGCGACATCCGCGTTTAGTTGCCTACGCACTGATACGCGATAACGTCCGTGCCGGCGCCTGAGTTAAACGTGATGGACGATGCAGATGCGTTCGTAGCGCGCACGGCGCTATTCGTGGTGGTGTTCGTCGCCGTGCATACGTAAGAAGTCGTGTTGCTAAACACGGCGTTGCCGGTGAAAGTGGCCGTTCCATTTCCTGACGCGAGCGTCACCGTGCCAGTCACCACATGGGGAGTGGTAACAGCCACGCCGCTTGCGGAATAGACGTTCAGGGTTCCGTTACCGGCGAGGAGGGTGCCCGATACAGCCATGTTGCCGGTATGGGTCCACGATCCTGTTCCGCTATTCGAGTTGATCGCCGTAATTCCAGACGCTTGGCCTCCTGTTACGGAAAACGGGGTAGCCACCTGGCTGTGAGCATCGTTCGCAAACCGTAGGGACGCGGTTCCGCTCCAAAAAATCCATTCAGCGGTGCGGTTATTCGCTGTCTGCGTCGAGTCGAACATCTGCACATCAGCGATGTTCGGCGTTGCGTTGAGTGCTACACCGGAGTTCGTCGGGCTGGCCGGTTGCGTATTGGACGCCGAGCTGACGTTGCCCTGGACATTCACATTGCCAGTCGTGCTCACCGTTCCCGTAAAGGCTGCGGTGCCGCCCGTAATCTTGACGTTCGCGGGATTGTAGGGAATCGACAGTTGCGCCACGGCGAGCGACGGCAGGAGCGCGAGAAGGAAAATGATCCTGCGCATTCAATACCCCACTGCGGCGAACGTAGTCCCAGCGCCCGAGCCAATGCCATTCAGGGCATTGGTAGGTCCGAATGCCAGCGTCAAGGCTGCGCCTGCCTGAATCGCGATATCGGTCGTGGTCGCGGGGGCCGTGAACGAGACGTAGAGCGTCTGGCTTGCGTGCGTATTCTGCACAGTCACCCAGCCAGTGAACTGGCCTGCGGCGATGATTGCCGCAGACGTGGTGCCGACGGTGCCTTTGGTGCTTACGCCAGCCTGAGCGTTGGTCGGTCCCGTTGTGCCACTTTGTCCAGCGGTAATCCAGACGGGGATTGCGCCTGCCGGGTTGTTCTGTGCATTCGGAAAGGCCATTTTTTACTCAGTAGTTTGTAGCGCCAAGGCTACCGTTTCATCCGTTCGCGCTGGTTTTGTGGCCGGAGGGCGTCAGACACCCATCAATTCCGATTGGTTTCGCTCGTAGAACCGACCGCCGATCATCGCGTGATCTCGCAACTCAACGTATTCGAATTGCGTATGCTTCTTCTGCGTATCGACGTGGCACAGCATGAAGCCTAGCGCCCATTTCTCGCCGGCACAGTACGTCGCCGCGCGGGCGTGTCCGCATCCTAGCTGGTGCCATTCGCTCGAGCCGAACTGCGGCGAATAGAACGGCCATACGATGTGCTTGTGATGGTGCCCATTGAAGCCTGGCACACCCATATTCCGCCCTTCCGGGAAGTGATGCGCCATCAGACAGTCGTACATGACGTGGTAATTCTTCGCCAGTTCCTGCTTCATGTCCCGCTCGCTGAATGCGGCGAGATCCATCCGGGCGATGTAGTTCACCTGGTAGGCGTCGAGGCCCAGCAGTTTGGGCACCGTGAAGCCGTGCAGGTCGGACAGCACAACCTTAAGCGCGGGCGTTGCCTCGCCAAGGTGGCGGATCAGGCGCGCTTCGTGGTTGCCCTCGATGTAGACGATTTCCGTCTCGGGGCACGACACGCGAATATCATCCAGGAAGGCGTGCAGCCACTTGATGCGGCCAATCACGTCCCACTCGCGCGGATCAACGCCGTATTTTCCGAACTCGGGCAAATCCAGGGCGTCGCCGTTAATAACTACCTTCTCCGGCTGTACGCGTTTGGCTGTGTCGATGAAACAGCGGCGCCAGAATGGATCGCACTCAATGTCGTGAATGTCGGACGCCACCAGAACAGTCTGGAAGCGCTTCGAGCTGGGGCGCAGATAGGCGTCTTCCCATCCCGACTTCTCAACGTTCATCCGGCGTTGCACGTCCTTGCTGGCATGCTTGGCGATTGCCCGCTCGAGACCGTGCGCATGGCGGGAAAGGGTGATTCCAGCCTGCCGTTTGAACTCAGTAAAAGTTCCGTAGAAACGATTCCACGTGGATTCAGAGATATCCGAATGCACGCGGAAGTAGTTGCGCGATATGACTTTCGTCTCGTCAATCTTGGCGATGCGCTGCAGTTCGTTAATGCAGTCCTCAGCCGTCCAGTCCTCGCGGTATTTCCGCTGATTCTCGGAGAGAGGAACCGCGCCGCGCAATCGACCGCGCAACGTGCTTTCGGCCATTCCAAGCGCCTTTGCCGCAGCATTGACGCTTCCGTGGTCCTTCACGGCTTTCAACAAGTCGTTGGTTTCCACAGAAGGCCCCTTATCGCGCCAGATTTGCGCGCCAGAATCGGTTATTTGTGCCAGAAAAGTGGCGCTATTCGGCGATTGCCGCGAGAAATGAGGGAAATGATTCCTTCATCAAATGGCCTTGGATGTAGGCAAATGCCTCATTCGCGGCACCGTCTTCTACCGGAATGCCGACGTCGCCGAGGATATGAAACACGGCGTGCGCTAACTCATGCACGAACGTATCAATCGCGCCGTCGAACACGCCGATGCAATAAACTCTTCCCTCTTCCGGCGTGCGGTACTGGATAGAGAGGCCCTTGCAGCCGTCCGTGTCAGGGTCGCTGTCGTACTGGTAGGCGACGCTTGACCATTCCTCGCGCGTCACGCACAGAAGGAGTTTCCCGCCAAAGATCGGGATCGGGAAAACGGGAATCTCGAAGTACCCAGGAGTCGCTTTCGGTTTGCGAGCCATCTGGGCACCGGAATAAAAAAGAGCCGCGCGGGGCGGCTTCAAATCTCGTGGAGGAAACGAGGGGAATTAACAGATGAGGGTGGTTCGCGTCCAGTCGAACGGATATGTTGCTTGCTTATGCGCCTCGAAATACTTCTTCATGGCTTCTGTCAGGCTTTCGACCGACTCCTGAGCGTCCTTTGTATCGACATGGACCTTGATCTTGGTCTCACCGACCGGCGGCGTTACCTTCTTGAAGACTTCGCCGAGATGCTCCTGAATCGACTTCCATTGCGCAGGGTTCGGAGTTTGGCCTTGGGTCAACTCTACGAAACCTTGCAGCCAGAAACAAAAGTCGCGTTCAGTCATGGCACATCCAGTAAGGTCGAAGACTACTTTCTCGCATCCGCATGGCGCAGTGGCCGTCTATCGACGCGCGCGATGCTTGTTTCGCCTTCATGGCTGGCGATTGTTCTTGAGGCTGGTCATCCACCGATGGTGCCTGCACCGCTTTCGCGGCAATCGCCATTCATGAAGGCGCTGGCTTCTCACCAGCTTGCCGGATTGCGTACCGGAGCTTTCCTCGTTGAGGGTGGCAGCAGAGCTTAAGACGTAGTCACCGATTGACCTTCGCGAAGGTATGGGCGGGCGTACGCTACTGGTTTTTCATCTGCTGCGGCCCTCACTGAACCAATCCCAACCCGTTCGCCGCGCGGGCGCATTTATCGGCTCTGGCCGCAGTCTGGATTGGTTGAGTGAAGCGCCTCACCCACTGAGGCGATTAGCGTGCTTAATCGACTTAAGCTGTCCGGCGACATTTCCGCCGGTTTTCGCATCCGGTTTAGCTGGATAGCGACATTCGTTCCCGCTCGCGCCCGAATCGCCGGTTTATCAGCCGGTTTGGCTGGCGGCGTATCCGGTCAGGTACGAAATAGGGGAGAGCGACCAACGCCGGATTTCAGGTCCGAGGTCTGCAACGGTCGGCATACCGCGCCCTCCAGAATAGCGACTCTTACCGCCTTCCCGACTATCTGCCGGGCGCTGAGTCATGAATCGCCATACTGCAAGGTGCTTCCCGCGCCCGTGTAACATCTTGCCGGGCCTACCGGCTGGCGCGGGAAGCGAGGGATCAGTGATGTACGGCAAATAGCCCGTCGGCGGCTTCATCTGGCGACAATCCAGCCTGGTGATAGCCTCTCAACCGCAGACACATCGCGTCGTTCGGTTGCCATGCTTTCATCAGATAGCCCGCACGAAACGCCGCATCAGCAACATCGCGCGTGAATTCGAAAAGTATTGCCTGCTCGCGCTGGCTCATGTCGTCTGCGGCTATCAGTCCCATTACAGCTTCCGCCCAGCAGGAATATCGAACAGCGCCTCAGCTGCTTTCCGCGCCGGGCTCCAGTTATTGCAGTCGTCGCCTTCGATGATGCGTTTCTTCTGGCGAGATTCACGTGCCTGTTTGGCCTCAAGCACCTTTGCGGGATCGCCGTAGAGGTAGGATTCTTGAGCGTGAGAGTGCATGGCGGCAGAATGCAAAAAGCCCCGGCAGCGTTGGCTGGCAGGGCTTTTAAGGAATTTCAGGGTGAGTTCTGCCATCGAAGGCTGAACTGGAGCTTTCGCTCTATCGTCTGGCGCGGTCTCTGTTTCGCCCACACCACTACGACGACTAAGTTTGCAGAATACACCATCCGTTGTGCTTGTCAAGCTGCGATGCGCAATATTTTGCGTGTCGCCCGCACTTCTTCTGGCATGTCGGGCCACCAGCGGTTGCCCTTGCAAACATTATCTCTGGCAGGAATCACTTGTAGATTTCCCTCCCAGTGCAGCCCGAACACAATCCGCATGCCTTTAAACGGCCCGTAGGTGGCTACTGGGCCTTGAAGTGGGACGATATGATCGACATGGTGCGGGATGCCCGTCTCGGCAGTAAGCCGCGCAGCCTCCGCATAGATTGCCGCGATCTTCTTCGGATCGGCCCATGGTGGCGTCGCCCGAATCTGGGCGGCCTCGCGCCGGCGACCTTCCTCAGCCAGTCTCTCGACCATGCCATCAAGCGAATACTCGTGTGCCCATTGCGCTACCTTGTCTGCATTTTGCTCCCACCACAATTCTTCTTTGCGCCGCATCTCTTCGGCTTCAAACTGATTTCTTTCGTCCCGCTTTCCCGTCCACCGCATATCTTCCGTCTTAGCTTCGCAGAAGACGCAAGTTGTGTACTTCATGCATGCGGGGTATTGATCGTGGCGTCTACCCCCGAAGAATCTATTCGGCAATTCGATGCGACAAGTTTTGCAAGTCCTTAACTTCGGCAGCGCCCCTAATAGATGGGGATGACGTTCGCATGACTTGCACGTATCGCTATCAGTGGCAAATTGGGAAATGGTTTTTTGTCGATTGCATTCAGTGCATCGTCGGCAATTCTTCTGCAATCCGTCGGCGAAATCCATCCATTCCTGAAGACTGGAGAAACCAAGGAACCACGTACTCACGATAGCAATTCCCGCGCATGCCCAGTCGTGTCGGCTACCGATGCCATCATGCAAGTCATCACGCCATCGAATTTCCTCTGGTGCTTGCTCCACGACTCGACCGGCAGCCCAGCAGCCAATGCGCGCTCTGAATCTGAGTAGCGCTTGGCTCCTGTTCCGCCGCATTTGTTGCACTTGGTGGAGTGACCGGATTCCATCGTGTATCCGGTTCCGTGGCAGGTGTCGCATGTATCAATGAGATATTCCTTGATGCATGCCGTCGCCAGTCTCTGTGCGTACGTCAATTCGACCCTAAGCCGCTGGGCCGCCTTGTTGGCAAGAAGATGAAGGGCGCGCTTGCCAGCAGACCGATCATTGGCGAACTTGAACCGCAAAAGTGCAGAGCCGAGCGCATCGGACATACCAAGCGCAGTAATGCGGTCAATCGACTTTTCCTCGCGCTCGTTCCATGCGAGATTTGACGAATGCACATCACTTGCAATCTTCTCTCGAATCATCACAAACCCCGCTTGATTTAGCTTCGATATTCTACCAACAAATAAGCACAACTACAAATGTTTGGAGTTGTCAATCGGGGATTTTCGACTAAAGCAGAGCCCAATTCGCCCAATCGTGCCACGCTTGCAACGGCGTATGCCCAAATCCAGTGGTCGTCCCTTCTGAGACACAAACCCAGCAAGGAATCAGGCCGCCGTTTGACCGCCGAATATGCGGTTTCTCCGTGGTGTAGGAGTAAGGAAAAATCCAAAGAAACCGCCGCTTGACAGTCAATATCCTCATCTTTCCTCTCCGGTTAAATTGATAAATCGGTAATCCACGCCTTCCCCCTTCGCCCAATCCGGCACGACCTCCGGCACAGGCTTATCCCGCCATTTCCGGTTGTACCGCATCGGCGCTACATACCGTGGGCGGTGTAGGAGGAAGAGGGCGACAAGGGCGCAGACGGCGAACAGGCCGAGGAGAAAGCCTATTAGGAGGCCGGGGACAAGGCCCGTCATTTGGCACCTCGCGCGGCGTTGAGCATGTTCATCCACACGTCGCGCATGTAAGCCGACCAGTTGTATTCGCTGCTAATTGCTACGTTGAGAGCGAACGCAACCGCCGTGTCGAGCATCGCAGGCGTCGGCTCGATCGGCGCGAGATGCCACCCGTCACGAGAAACCGTCTCCCGCAGAGCCCGCACCTCCGCGATAAGAGCGAGAACCGACTCAGGCATCGTTGCCTCAACGAATGACAGCGCTTCGTCAACACTGACGTCCTTTGATTGAGAAGCGTTCGCCAGCGCTTCCAATGCGTCGATGTCGATCATTTCGCGCATCCCATTTCCGCTTCCGGCTCCTCAGTCGCACCAAGCAGCACGCGCAATTGCTGGGCGGCCTCTGTCATAACGCCACGCATTCCGATGACATGGATTGCGTCAGGAACACCGAGACGCGATGCAGCTATGCCCGATTCCAATTGATCGGCCACGATACCGACACGTTCCGCTACATCCTCGATGACCTTTTGCAATCTGGCAATCGGCTCCTCAAGAGCTGATGCGTCAACATGGATAGTAAATTTCGATTGGTTGTTCATTTCATTTCCTCACCAGTCAGAACCGGCACATTCTCGATGACGATGCCATATGACGGATCGATCACGAACGTGTTGCCCTCGATCTTTCTCTCCACTGTTGTGGTCGTCGGGTCGAACGGAACGGGTTCGCCCGAATAAACCCGCGCCCGGATAGCCGACACTGCCGCAGCCGTCGCCGGTTCCGGCTTCTTGCGGCCAAAGAGTTTCTTGAATAGGTTCATGCTGCTTCCTGATTGATTGAAAGTGACCACTGCTCTGCCATCGCATTCGCGATACCTTCATATGTCTTCGACCGCTCCCTTGCGCGATCGGGACCGGGCGCCATCTTATGAATTCGATCCGCACGCCCGTCAACAACCTGCGTTGGAACAAGAGGCTGGACGCCCCTCAACCATAGACACGTCGCCTTGGTTTCGCCGTGGCCGAACTGCCAAGGATGGATTACCTGGTCAGGCTTTCTGTAAAGACTGCTCATGACCGACACAGGCTGCTCGAAGACTGTCTTGGGAATGTGGGCGGATCGGCGCACGAGGTTCATGAAGAACGCCACGCCGGCCGCCTGTCTGCCGTCCATCCACTTCTCTGCGAAATGCCTCGCGCCGCTTACCGATGTGTGGGTGCATGGTGGGTGAAAGATCGCTAGATCCCACGGATAGTCGATCACGTCGAAAATATCGCCCTCGTAGTGCGGGCCGCGCGATCGAGTCGGCATCAGATCGCATGAGAGAACCTTGTGACCGCGTGCCGCGAATGCATCGCGTACGGTTCCAGATTCCTCGCAGCCAATCAGTATGTTCAAGCGACCTCCCTCTCTCCTTGTTCAACACCCGTCTCGCGCTTTGTCTGCGCGAGTAGATCGGCCTCAGGTCCATAGGTTTGCTGCCAAACCTCTGGACCTGCATGGAAGGCAACTCCGTAACCTCCTAACCTATGGTGATTCGGGCACAAGCCCAGCACGTCCATATGGCTAGCCCGCTGGCCGGCGCCAGCAAGAAACCTGACATGATGGATTTCACATGGCGTCTCGCCCATGCCGAGGTTGCGGCATGCGATGCAGCCCAAGCGCACAACCGAATCCATGTGGCGCTTCTCTGCGGCAGTCGCGGCCTTCTTCCGCGATACTCGCCCCTTCGCCTCCTGGTTGCGCTCGAATTGCTGGCGGTCGGGCAGGGCGAATGGCTTGGGCTCCTTGCGCTTGAAGGCGGTACGGCGCATGGGTGTTTTGCGGGCGAGGGTCATTCGTCCCTCCACGCGTGATAGAACGACCACGCCAAGAACCAGATACCGGCGCTTATGCCTACCATCGGAGAGACGTGCGGAGAGACGTAAATAGCCGCGCAGATGGCGAGGAATCGGCTGGATTTCATGAAAACTCCACGGCAAGCGTTTCGCCTGCATATGCCTGCACGCTATTCAAATATTCACTGAATTCGCCAACGCTCATTTGCGTCGTGGACTTGCGGCGCGTGATGATCTCGCCATCGGGAAGCGTCAGTTCGTCCATGACGCCATACCTCCTGGCGAAGAATTCGTGCCATGTGTCTTTGTCGTATTGCCTTCCATCGACCCAAGCGCTCTCGGCGATCTGCTTCAGGACGGCGCCCCAATAGAATCGGTTCTGTTGCGTATTGCGCTGGCGTTCCTCTGCCGTCACGATCAGCCGCAGCGGTTCGCCCTTGTCTGCAAATACAGGTGCATTGGCCTTGATGAAGGCGACGACGGCGCTCCAGACGCCGCCGTTTTTCAGTGTGAACTCTCTATAGAGGGCGGCGCTCATACCGCCCCCGCATTGCATATAGCAACTAGCCGTGCATCTTCCTCGCGTGCGGCGTGTTCGGTCATGGCGTTCGTGTCGGCGATGCTGTAATGGCGCGGCTTCTTGTCGGCGTAGCGGTCAATAATCGCTGCCGCAATCGTGTTCAGTGCAGCGTAGAACTCGATGGATGAGGGTGCACGGTCGTCGGTCATTTTTCCTTGGATCATTGCGTCACGAAGCACGACAAGAGAGGCAATAGCCTTGGTGATGTGTGACAACCCCGAATCAGGATCGATACTTTCACCTTCCCACCAAGCCATGAGATGGCGAAACGTGGCGTCGTAATAGATTGATGCGCGAACGCCAACTGCACGATAGTTGTACTTTCCATGCTTGCACGCCCCCTCCAGCATCGCGACGCCCAGTTCAGCGAGTACTGCGGCAGGAACCGTGCTCATGGGTGCCTTGCGCGCGCCGATTGCATCTTTAGGATTTGACTTTTTCGGATCGCTCACGCAACCTCCCGCACCGACAGATGTTCTTTCACCGCCTCTTCCTCAAGCGATTCCACAAGGTGACCAAGCTCGCCAATAGCGCGGATAGTCTCGCCGTTGCCGAAGCCCTTGGCAGAGCTTTCCACGATCTGACGCTGAAGCATGCCGATGCGAACTAGCAACTCGGATGCGGTGGTGGATTGGAATGTCATGTTGTCCCCGATCAGTAACTAAGAGCGAAATACAGGACGTACAGCCATCCGAGCACGCCGTCGAGGATGGTCCATAGAATGCTGTGGTGATGCGCATAGCCAAGCACCATCGCGAGTCCGCAGCCGAATCCGATTCCTTGGGAAGTCATGCGGGCTCCGATTGAAGAAGGTCTTCGATGTTGTGAAATGACATGCCCAAGCGCTTAGCCGCGATTTTTTCCATAGCAGCACCATCCGATGTTTCGTGACCGGGAAGTAACGCAATCGCAGTACAGCCGCGCATGGCCTCCAGATCGGCGACGATGCATGTCAACCAATCGACGCCCGGATCGGGGTTCACATCGACTGGATTTACGACCACCCATCCCAGTGCGCGCAGTGCGGCGGCCGCTTCGTTAAAAGCCGGAAAGTTTAGATCCGGCTTTCCGGTCATGGGCCCGCTGATATAAGCTTTTTTCACTCCGTCTCTCCCTTCACTTCCTCAGTAACCTGTGTATGCGCAATGGCGCGGCGCTGTGCGTCCTGGAGGATTCGAGCAAACTTGTCTACTGAACAGAACACGCCGCTGGATTGCATGATCTCGATCATTTCACGGTGCGTCATGCCCGCGACTAGCTGGGTGGGTTCGGTGTTCATGCTGCTGCCTCCAAGGCATCAAACAATGTTGGCATCGTGAATTCGCGTTCGGCCGATTTCAGGTAATGCACCTGATCCATAAAATAAGCAGCATTCAACTCCGACCCTCCGCCGCGCCGGCCTTTCAAGATTGCTCGATAAGGAACGGTGCCAATGCCGCAGAACGGGTCATACACCAGTTCTTCTTTGTTGCTGTACCGATCGATCAGACGGTCAACGATGTCGAACTGAAGCGGACACACGTGCTTTTCTACTGCGCGCTTAGCCTGATCGCCGTTGAGAGTCAACATGCGCGTCACGTCATGCCACACGTCCGGGTGATGCGATCCGGGGGCCAGGCTCATGAAGGTAGAAGGCAATGCACCGCGCTCTTCCAGTTCCTCGCCAATGCGAATATGGAAGTCATAGTCGTAGACGTTTTGCAGGCTGAACTTTGTGAAGATGCTGGCCAACTTGTCTGGTCCGAGCGATGCCAGCTCTTCGGCTGTGATCTGACGGTTGCCACTGCTGCGCCAGAACGAGTGCGCATCCACCTGCCAGTGCGCGCGCGTGTATTCCTCTTTCGACTTCTTTACCGGAAGATCGGCGTATCCCTTCGAACGGTCGGTCTGCGGCTTGCGGAACAGAGCGATGTACTCGGGCGATCCAACGCCCATCTTCGTGCCATCCTTGCATTGCTCGGACCAACCAAGGCGGTATGTTTGATTGTTTTCACGCACCACATCTGTAATGACAGTTACCAGACCCATGTAGTCGAAGCCATGCTTGCGGCCGTGCATGATTGCCTCGCAATGGAATGGGCTAACCGTCGGGACGCCTGTACCAGTCACATTTCCGAATAGAATCCGGTCCTTAACGTGGCAGGCATAGATACGACCGGGCTTCAGGATGCGCAGCAGTTCAGGCGTCAGATAGTCCATCTGCGACCAGAAGTGCTCATTGTCTTCAGTGTGTCCGAAATCGTTGTAGCTTGGGCTGTACTCGTAGTGATTTGCGAACGGAATCGACGTAACAATCAGATCGACATGGTTTTCCGGCTGCAACTTCGCTTCTTCAACGCAATCGTTATTCGCCACTGCGAATCGATCGCTCCTAACTTCGATTCGATCAATACCAATCGAGCGTGCGAGTTTATCTTGCATGGCAAGCTGATTTAACCCGTACTTGCGAATGATTTCCGTCATGTTCTGTACCATCTCTTCGTGTTGTGCCCACTTCTGCTGGAGAGTGCGGAGGACTTCGCGCTCAGCTTCGCTATAGATGATGTCGATGACTACGCGATGCTTTTGCTGGAAACGCTGACACCTATGAACGGCCTGAATAAAGTCTGCAAACTTGAACCCAATACCAGCGAAAATTTCTCGGCGGCAGTGGCGCTGAAAATTACAACCGCTGCCGGCAATCACTGGCTTTGTCGAAAGCAGGCGGTACGCACCGTCCCCGAAGTCGACGATACGCTGCTCGCGCTCTTCAAGGTCTTGGCTACCCCACACACTCACCGCCTCTGGCAATTCCTGTTGAATTGCGTGCCGCTCTGATTCAAGGTCATGCCAAATAACGAAGTGATCCGCAGGGTCGGCGCCTACAATTTCCGAAACCTTGGCGACGCGCGCCGGAAGGCTTTCGCGCTTCTCGGCTGCTGCGGCACTCAATCCTAGTGCCGGATCTTGGAACATCAACGTTTGCCCGTCTCTGTCCGCGCCAGCTTTCGCGTAGTCAGTTGGAACTTCGTGATAGCGCACATCTAACTCGGGCAGGTCATACCCTTCGTCCGAGTAACCTAGGTCGCTAGGGAACTGGATGAAAACAGCCCACGAACTAACCCATAGCCAGAACTCCTCTTCCTTATGCGGGTAGAGAGTTAGGTTGCCAGCTTTCTCACTGTCGCGCTGGAAGAAGCGCGTCAATGCCTGTCCGGTATCCATCACGCCCAGGAACCCTGCATAGTGGATAAGTTCCTTAAAACGGTTCGGGCTCGGCGTCGCCGTGTTGACCAGCTTGAAGCGGACACCTTCGAATAATGGCAAGAATTCCTGATAGGTCTTGCTGCCGTAACTGCGGAGTACCATCGCCTCGTCCAAGCTGACCGCAATGAATAGCGCCGGGTCAAGTTTTCCGTCGCGGACTGTTTCGTAGTTCGTCAAGTAGAACGCATGGTCGTTCGTCATCTCCGATGGACCGCGGATGAACCGGAGTTCAATGCCGAGCATCTTTGCGTCGCGAATCAACTCTTGACGGACTCCTAGCGGGCAGACGATCAGACCGAATCCGCCTGCTGCCGCAATGATCTGGCGCAACCATTCGCACTGCATGACCGACTTGCCAAGGCCGAACTTGGCGAAGATCGCGCGGCTTCCTCCCAGGACGGCCCAACGGACGATGTCGCGCTGATGATCGAATAGGCAGGGATGCAACGCCGAAGGCTCGACGTGGAACCCACTGAAGTTCGCCATCTTGATCTTGCGCTTCAGGAAATCTTCGTAAGCGCCCATTACGCGGCCTCCGCGAATTCATCGTCTTTGGAATCGGTCAGGTGGATATACACGCGACCACGTGCGCCGCTAAGTTCATGTGACGCGCTCATCAGCCCGAACGGGTCAATCCGCCCATTAGCGATAGCTCGCTTCACGCGGTACGTCTTGGAGCATTCGGCCTTTGTCTTGAGAGCAGGCTTCGGTACATTTTTTCCTTCACCAATTACCCAGACAGCAGACCAGTTTCCAGAGCCCGATACGCTCGTATGGCGCCAGTCAACAACATGCCATTTGGTCTCGGCATGACGGCCAAGAATCTGTGTGATGCGAGCATAAGACGCTTGACAGACTGATGCGATATCGCGTGCAGTCATAGGCACCGATTGTGATAACGCGCTCACAATTTCAACCTCAACCCATGAGAAATGCGACACAAACTGTTGAGGATTGCGCCCACGCAACCCAATGGATTTCGCACGATGAAGAGCGCCGCGCCATGTCCGTCCAGGCAATCTGTGAAGATGCGACTTGAGCGATCCATTGCCACTCCAGATATCACGCAGGATCGAATCCTCAGCATCAGTCCACTTAATGAATCGCGCACCCAGACCGATGAATTGAGCGCGACTGCGAATCGCATCGGAGGAACGTCCGGGAAGGGCGGCACAAAGTTCATCGCTCGGTACGTCCGAATGCCAGAGATTCCGCAACGCGCGGTCCTCGTTTAGTTTCCACAATTTGCCGCCCATTACGCTGCCTCCAATTCGCACTCTTCATTCGAGTACATGAAACCTTCGTTCGCCCGTTTCACGATTGCCTGTAATACAGTCTTGATTTCCGCCCGCGTCGCCAGCGCGCATTGCTGGTCGTGCAACTCGAGAGCGGTACGCATGGCCTGGATTCCGGGACCATCGAACGCCCATTTCCCGGTGCGGTCGGCGCGGTACTTGGCGGACATCAGCGCTTCCATTGCCGCCTTGATTTCGGGAATGAATTCTTCGCCATAGCCTTTTTCGGCGAGGACCAATGCGACGTTCAAACTTCCCGCCAAAACGTACCAATCCTCTTCGCCGCCACGCTTGAGCATGTTTTCGAAGGCGATGTGGTAGGCGAGGCCTAAATCGCGCTGCTGATCGTCCGTCAGCGGATTGGCGTCGCGACGCTTTTCGGCGTTCGATACGATGCGGGACACGAAGCGCGTCGGGTCGTAGGGACGGCGAGGTTTTTGCGATTTAGCCATTTCAGAATTCCTCCACATTCCAGCCGCCGCCAGCCTTCTTTGGCTTGGCCGTCACGGCGATAAATCGAAACGGGTATTGATCGGCGGCAATCTTGATCTTTGCCCGCGCATCGTCTTGCCAGAACCCTTTCACTTCGTGGCACTCCATCGCGCCGTCAGCCAGCATCACTGCGAAGTCGGGCGTGTAAAACGTGTTATCGGCGAGGCGCAACTTGACGCCCTCAAATCGATACCAGGCAATCTCACCAGCATGCTTGCGGGCGGCGAGAGCGGCGTCATATGCAGTTTCCGTCTTGTTCATGGCGCCGACCTTCAATCGACCAAGCGCCTGAAGTGCCCTCTTAGTAGTGCTACTCGCCATATTCATCGTTTCCCCCTTGTTTTCCATAACTCCCCCAATCCCTGCCGAATCTGCTCTGCTGCCTGTTCGCCGAATGCCGTCTGTATGCTGGCGATGTATTCGCGTCTTCGGTCTAGCGGCCAGTCAGCGATTTCTTCGAGGACTTCGGCTAGTTCGGCGGGATTCATTCAAAACCCCGTCTGGCTCTTTCCGGTGCCCTGTGAGGCGCCGACACATAACCCGGCGCCATGTCTGCAAACTTTTGATGCTCGCCAATGAATGCGAGTCGAACCGGGCCCGTCTCCCCATTGCGTTGCTTGCCAACGATGATTTCGGCTGTGCCGCGATCAGGCGTATCCGGGTTGTAGACTTCATCGCGGTAGAGCAAGAGGATGATGTCAGCGTCCTGCTCAATGGCCCCGGAATCGCGCAAGTCGCCCATCGTCGGGCGTTTGTTCGGACGCTGCTCTACGCCGCGATTAAGCTGGGCCAGTGCGATCACCGGAATATCGAGTTGCTTCGCCAAGCCCTTAAGGCCAGCAGAATAGCTACCGATTTTCAGATCCTGGCGTTCGTCCGTTCCGCCAGTCATCAGGCCTAGATAGTCAACAACAACCAGACTTAGCCCCATGCGGCGCTTCACCGTGCGCGCGCGACTCGATATTTCCGCCATAGTCAGGCCTGACGTGTCGTCCACCAGCATCGGCAGTTCAGACATCACCGATACGGCGTGCGTCAGGCGCGGCCAGTCTTCTTCGACAATCTTTTTGCCGTCGAGAATGTGCCCAAGCGGGATACCGCCAACTCGCGCAAGATTTCTCTGGTGCAGGGATTTCTCGGACATCTCGAGCGAGATAACCAGTACCGGGCCAACTTCCTGTGCGACGTAACCGGCGATGCACATGGAAAAAGCTGTTTTTCCCATTGACGGCCGCCCGGCAACGATCACCAGTTCCGAGCCGCGCATGCCGCCACCGAGCTTATGATCGAGATCGCGGAAGCCCGTCGAGATCGCTGAGGATTCCGCGCCGTGATAACGCTCGTCAATCTCCGTCACGATTTCAGTCAGGGCCATCCCCGGCAAACGCGGCTCGAATGCCCGCGCCTCGGACAAGGGCTCGAACTTCGCTTGCGCTTCGCTGACGATTTCAGACGCCGTCTTGCCGGCGCGGTTATGCACCATCGCCCCGATTTCATCGACGGCGCACAGAATGCCGCGAAGCTGGGCGCGCTCAATCACGATCTCGGCATAGCGGCGGATGCCAGCGCTACCGGGAACGTTTTGCGCCAAGGCGTTGAGGTACGCCAAGCCGCCTACCTGCTGATCCTTGCCAGCAGTGCCGAGCGATTCGTAGACGGTAATCACGTCTGCACGGCGACCGGCCATGATCATCTTTGCGATGCACTCGAAAATAATCCGGTGGTCATAGCGATAGAACTGATCGGCGCGCAATTCCGGGATACGGTCGATTGCATCGTTGTCGAGCATCAGGGCACCGAGTACAGATTGCTCAGCTTCGATCGCCTGGGGAGGAACGGTCAGGCCGTGTTCGTTGGGGATGCGGTCGGGTGCGTTCATTGCTTGTCCTTCATGAATTGCCCACCTTTGACTTTGCTATAGCCATCGCGGCTGATGAGGTAATCCAGACCGCAGTGCGGCGGAACATTCACGTTGGCGGCTACCCAAGGGAAGTAGCGCTGCCAGAAATTCTGGTCTTTCGCATGAAACGTCAGAAAGTCGTCAATCGCGCCGGCCCGATCTTCGGTGAAGGTCGCTGGGTCGATTTCGCCGAGCGAACCGCCCAACGCCTCGTTGTAAGCCGCGATCACCGCGATTTGCTTGGCCGAATATGCGATTACCAATTCGTCCTGCCAACAGGCTTTGTTCAGCCAGACGGGAGGCTGTTTGATGAACCTGCGGGTTTGCCACTTCTGCGATTTCTTGGCCGTCTCGATGGCTTGCAGGATCGTTGCGAGCAAATCGTCATCGGGATTGATCTTTTCGAACGCCTTGATGGCGTCCTTCTTTTCCTCTTTTTTCGGGTAGGCAACCCAGAAAATATCGAATCGTTCGCGAAGCGAGCGAGGAAAGGTTTTTGTCTTTTGGTAGTTGTCTTTTGAAGGGTTGTCTTTTGTGGTTACTGATTCGGTAACGGGGGGGGTTACTACTTCGGTAACCCCGGGGTTACTGATTTGGGAACCCTTACCAAAGGTCTCAAGGGTTACTGATTCGGTAACCCTTGGCGCATGCTCATCTCCGCCGTCAGTCGGCGGTACTTCTGCTTCGATATGGGTTACTGATTCGGTAACCCCTATCCACGATTTGTGATTCTTGTTGACACCAAGGCGGTGACCAAACTTGCCCATGCAACGCGTCAAGATTCGACGGGCTGCAAGTTCCCGGACGGCGACGCTAACATGAGCCTTCGCAATACCGGTCATTTCGGCAAGCTGACTCAGGCCGATGTCATCGTCCTTTTTATTGAAGCCATAGGTTTTACGGACCACCGCCATAAAAACCGCCCATTGCCTTGCTGTTAGCTTCGCGCTGATGAGCGCGTCCAAAAGCTCGTTAGCGAGCCTCGTGTAACCGTTCTCGAGTTGCGGCGATGCATCCGACACTCGGCCGCCTTATTCAAAGCCACGCGCAAGGAATTCAAATGGATCGGCGCACTGCGAGAAAAAGTGATTCATTTTCTGCGCCCGATCGTTGTCCTTCTCTTCCGACCAGTCCTTGAATTGACCGTCAACCTCCCAATGAGGGTCTTCGCCAAAACACTCTCGAATAGCCAGGGAAATCTTCCCTAATGGGGCGCGGAAGAATTCTCTGGACCGGTTTACGCGAACCCGGTCTAGTTCTTTATGGACCATTCGCTCAGCATCCCGTGGGTCTTCCACCTGGATAAACATGGCGAGCCAAAACGGTGTAGGGCATGCCGTCGCCATAGACAGTTGCTCCATCCGTTCCATCGGGGCTTTCTCGGTCATGCCGATCTTGTAGATGCCTGGCATCGCATCGTTACCCAATACATAAACGAATCCCCAAGCCATTCACTTCCCCTTGTTCTGTTGCTTGACTTTCTCTTCATACTTCGTCAGCTTGCGCAATGCTTCGCTAGCCATGCGTGTTGCGGGCGTGTCTTCCCGGCAAATCACCATCCGGCACAGAAGTTCGAAAACGTCTGCCAGTAGCGGGTCGGAATGAATCGGTTCTTGCGCGCCCATCAAATCACCCCACAAGCTTCGAACGTCGCCCACAGCACCAGGCAGAGCAGTGCCGGCAGAGACACAAAGAAGGTAACTGGGTGGCCCACCACGCGATCCCACGCCGACCGTCCAGCAGGCTCGTACCTGACTGTGTGCGCCCATTGGCGGCGTTCGTCGGGGGTCATGCTGTGATCTCCAGATCGTCAGTTACTTCGTCATCGACGGGGACGCCGCTGATCGGACGAAGATCGCGGTCAGCTATATCAATCTCGCCATCTTTGGGCGGGGTATCGTCTTCGCCGAAGACCCAAACTTCTTTTTCGAGACTTCCGATTTCTCTGCATTCCCATTCAGGAACTAGAGGATCTATCAATTCACAGGCAGGGCAACGGCGTAATACCTCAACAATATGGCCGATATTGGATGGAAAACTAGAGCGGATGATTACCGCCAGATCACCAGGTTTGCAGTTCATTACGCCGCCCTCCCCATAGCCTTCTGGATGTAGTCGCCGACAACCTGCGCGCTCTGTGCCTTGTAGCTTTCCAGTTCGCGGCGGTCCTGAATCTCGATCCACTGGCGCGGATAGTCGCAAGCCGTCAGCAGGCAGAAGCGCGACAACTTGATAGCCGGAAACGGGCGACGCCCGGCAATCAGGTCGCCGAAGTGCGGGTAGTGAATGCCGCACAGCTTCGCCAGCGTCTTGCGATCGAACCGCTTGAGGCCAAGTTCTAGTGCCAGTGAAAGCGTGCGCTCAAACGGCAACGGTTCAATCTGAGAGTCAGGCAGGCGTACGGGCTCCTGGTACATCGCGAACATTCGCATCTCAAACTGTTCCATAGCGCACACTCCTTAGAAGAAATTCATCAGGCCCCTGATGCTTCCCATCTTGATTACCCAGATGGAAGGGGAGGAAATTAAAGGCGTCACAAAGGACGCCTAAAAATGAAAACGAACTACTCAATCCTTGCTGTCGTCGGCGCTACCCACGGGCGGCTGTGCGTCGTCGGAGGCTGCGAGCCGATCAACCTTTCCGTTCTTCTGGCGCATCAGTTCCGGCCAAACCTTTTTGATGGTGTCTTCGGGAAACATTTCACGGCGAGTAACGAGACCCTTCGTTGCCTTCTCGATCGGCAGGCCGAACGGGATCGGAATCGGTCGTTCGCCTGTCGCCCAACGGCTAACATCAGGGGTGTGGGCGCCAATCGCTTTGCTCAGGGAAGTGAGCCGTCCGCGACCGCCAGAGAGGTAAGTTTTCAGGTCCATGGGAATCATTATAGCGATTCGCTAACGGAAAGCAATAGCGAATCGCACATTCATGTGTTTAGCGATTTGCTATGTAATAGCTACCTATGAAGACCAACGATGAAATCCGCCGCGATAACCTGCTGATCGCGATCAAAAGGCTGCGCACAGCCGTTGCCCTAGCAGAGAAAGCCGATGTCAGCGCGGCCTATCTGAGCCAGATCAAGAACCAGACGCCAGAGAGCAAAACAGGAAAGCCCAAGGCAATGGGCGATGACGTTGCACGGAAGATCGAGATAGCCTTAGGGGAATCCCTGGGCTGGATGGATACCGAGCACACTTCTGAATTTGACGATTTGGTGATTAGCGCACCAAAACCGGGCTTGACTCAGGATTTCCCTACAGTCAGTAAGCATAGTATTAACGGCGACGGGCCAAATGAGTCCATCGAAAACGTTACGCCGACCGCTATGGGCCGACGTGTAATCCCCGTGATAAGTTACGTTCAGGCCGGAATGATGACCGAGGCGATAGACCCGTATGCCCTCGGCGACGGGTTCGAGACGGTAGTAACAGAATGGGACGTGTCCGAGAGCACGTTCGCCCTGCGCATCAAGGGAAAATCGATGCTGCCGAAGTTTGAGGAGGGGGATACGATCATTATCGATCCGACATTACAGCCCGAGCCAGGCGAATTCGTCGTCGCCAAGAACAGTGAAGAAGAGGCAACGTTCAAAAAATATCGGGCACTCGGCGTTGATGGGTATGGCAATCCTGTCTTCGAACTCGTGCCGCTCAATGACGACTTCGCAACACTCCACAGCGAGCGCGATCATTTGCACATCATTGGCGTGCTGATCGAGCATCGGCAACACCACCGCCGACGCTGATTTCCTCTCTATTTGACCCTTCTAGCCCGCCATGCGCGGGCTTTTTTTCGTCTGCGTAAAAACTACCGGAAGACATTTAGCGAATCGCGTGAAAAAATACTTGCGATGTGGTTAGCGATTCGCTATAGTTCTCTCAACCCAACGCCACACACCACCGGAGCCCCAAATGTCCCAAGCCGCTCGCGATCTTCAAGAACTCCGCATCGACCGCCCGCAATCGATCGAGCTTCGGCGCTTAGGTGCAGCCCTCATAAGCGCCGGCGTCGCCGACGAACGTCGCGGACTTTAAGAGACCAACCATGCTACTGACCTACTGGCTAAATTTTCTCCACGCCCAACGCGTCGCGTTTTACATGTCGCGAATCGATTCGGCGACGTTCATGGGCTGGCGCGAGCAGGGTATTGAAGGTGTGGCGAATATTCCGGGATGTTGAGAGGGGGGGCGAGATGAATGCAGACCGAATCAAGCAGGCGCTCGCGAAAGAGCTTTCGCTGACCGCGACCCTGGCCGAACTCGGAATGACGCATCGCCCATCGGATCGGCATCAATGGGTGAAAGACATTCTGCTGGATGGCAAGGTTGTTGGCTCGTTTAACGCCGATGGTTGTTGGGAGTGGTTGAACGAGGGTTGCCCGGCACAGGCAGCATAAAGGTCGAAACCGAGGCCGCAGAGGATCGCGGCCGGTAAGCGGATTAGGTCCGCTCTGACGAGACCAGCAGTTCTCACGGAAAAATACGGACCCTGCCAGAGTGCCAGTCCGGTAGTGCCACCGCTCTTTAACAACCGAAGTTTTTGATCCGGGACGCGAAAGCGAGCAACCGGGCGTTGTCCTCATGGTGGACACGAGATACAGAACATCGAACCATTCCCTTCGGGGCGCGGAACAAAGCAACCGATCGCGAAGTAATCGGAGCGCCTGCGGTAGTCGCCTGGCAAGTAGCTGGACGGCGCGGCAGAAGAACACGCGGTAGCTGGAGCCGACAAGTCGGGTGTTGCCAGTGCCGCGTGTGATGCAGTTTTTCGTGAATGGCGTTGTGCGGCGTGGAGAGACACGCACAGTAGGCGTAGAAGGCGCTGCACGCTTGCGACCAACATGGATCGCTAGCGTGGCGTTGGAGCCAAAGATGACCCGGTGGAGCTTAAGTGCTTTGAAGCTGGGGTCCAGGGATCTGGAGTTCGTAACCAGATGCAGCGCCATTCACGAAGTGCTGAACAGCAGTTTGGGAAGGTGTAGCTCAGATACCGAATGGGTCAGCCGGACGCGGAGGGCCGTGTAGGCGAGGGGATGCAGGGACGAAAGAGAATGATTGCGCCTAGCTAGCGCGGATGACTCCGGTACTTCCGTAATCGCTTCGAGAGAGCGCCATCCGTGAGTGGTGGAGGTCGCACACTGCCACCTTCCCTAACTGCTGAATGCCACTCGGCCCATTTGGGCATAGCGATAGGGGATGCCGCCCGCTAGGCGGCTTACCGAACATCAAACAACGCGTCGCCATATTGGTGGCTGTTAGGACGACTTACGGGAGTGGACATGGGCTGCGACATACACGCATTCGCTGAAAGGCGGGATGAAGAAGGCAAGTGGGTTCTGGTCAAGTGCGACATCTTTGACTTCCGGTCCTACGGAGTTTTCGCGTTTCTGGCCGGCATTCGCAATTACTCGGCAATCGCTCCGATTGCACCGCCGCGCGGGTTTCCGACCACTGCATGCGCTGAGGTTGCGGGCTCATTCGAATCATGGGGATGCGATGCTCACACGCCATCATGGCTGACGATGAAAGAACTGATTGAGTTCGACTATTCGGCCATGATGGAAGACCGGCGCTACACCAAACAAACCAGCGCCAACTCATGGACCGGTGCGGCAACTTGTGAACCCGGGCAGGGCATTACGCAAACGTGGTGCGAGTTCCTTGGCGATTGGTTCATCGAGGAATTGCAGGCGCTTGCAGCGCGCGGCACAGAGCGAGTCGTTTTCTGGTTCGACAATTAACCAATAAACCAGCCACAACGCCGTATCCGGTCAAAAGTATCGGACAGGAGACAGCCATGCGCATTTCGAAAGCATTGCACCGAGCCGCCGCGAAGAGTCTAGACGGCCATGTGAGATTTCTGGTCAAGGTCGGCAAGACGGCAATGGTGATGACGCTGTTTGAGCTTGCGCACTGTCCGAAGGCGCGGATACAGGTGGCGTTTTCTGGTGGGCGGCTTATTGCGCCGCGATAGGAGATTGTGATGGGTCCGTTCAAGCAGCAGTTCTTTTCGACGCACATCGAGGCAATGACTTGTGCGGCGAAACATCATATTGCCGGGCGCGAGGCTGATGTTATCGCGCGCTCCCGGTGTGGCGAAACGGTGTATTGCGTGCGGTCTTGGGAGGCGGCGTGAAAAAGTTGACTGAGTGGTTTCCGAGCAGGATGAAACCTGTCCGCGAGGGCGTATACAAAACTCGCGCAGATGGATTGGGAGAAGGATTTTCTCTCTGGCGGGATGGGAAATGGAGTAGCCAAAGAGGGCGAGCTAGTGAAATTCGCACCCGAGACTGGTTGTACACAGGGATTCAGGGCAAAGAATGGCGCGGCCTCATCAAGCCCAACAAATGAAGCGCAAACCAGTCACGAACGCCATTCGCGACTCATATATGGAGCAAGCAAGATGAAGCCGTTTGATTTGAAAAAAGCAATTGCTGGCGATCCGCTGGTGACGCGCGACGGGCGTTCTGCCCGACTTATCGGGCACGCGCCCGAGTTCGAAGAATCGTCGCGCGTTATTGTCGCTATCGAAGGAGTGGATAGCGCTCGACAGCACTACGAGAGCGGCGCATATACCCGAGACGCAGAGCATGGCTCTGACCTCTTCATGGCGCCGAAGAAGAGAACAGTCTGGGTAAATGTCTACGAAACCCGCCTGAATACGATTCGCAACCATGGCAACTGCGCTGCCGTATTCGACACCGAGGAAGGCGCGCGAAGCAACGCAGATGGCAACGGTATTCGCGTGACAGCCATCGCCGTTCCCATCGAAATCGAGGACTGACATGAGCCCGCTAGTAATCAGAATCCTGTGCGTCTACGGTGTATTTGCCCTAGCCATGCTGATCGTTGTATGGCCGATGTGCCGGGTTAGTGCGCTGGCGGACAGGATGAAACACACAAACCGGCAGCGCACGTTGTCGGTGCCGAAGTCGGAAGGGTGAGGGAGAGGATATGAAACGAATTGCAATGGTTCTGGCAGTGCTGACGTTACTCGCAGCATGCACTGACGAAACGGCAGCACGTAAGGCGCTAGCCGGCTCTGGCTTTACGGATATCAATATCACTGGATATTCGTACTTCGGTTGCGACAAGCACGATACGTTTTCGACCGGCTTTGAAGCGCGCGGGCCATCCGGCCAGTTCGTTAGCGGAGTCGTTTGCTCTGGCTGGATGAAGGGCGCAACGATCCGGTTTCAGTAGTTTCCAAGCGACGGCCGCTCTTAGCTTCTATACGCCGCAGCGGTGAGACGCCGCCACGAACATAGCGCTCAGCCGAAGGTAGCTTTGAAACATCGGCAGATGCAGCGTTACGGGTTTCCCAGCAATGGGCGGGCTCATATCCCGAACCTTTCCCGGCTTCTGAAAATGCTTGGCGTGGCTCCCTCCGGTGAGGAAAAAGCTGTGCCCCGTCGCTAGTAAAGAAGTGCGTGATGCATCGGACAGCCGGGAAAGACCGGCGCCTTGAGCGGATGACGTTGTGCGATCAGAAGTGTTCGCGTAATCCCATCTCACTGCCGCGTTTGGGGCCGCGCAGCGTCATCCCCTGAGGGCAAATCACCTTCAACCGAATTGAGGAGTACACATCGTGGGAAAGAATCTGAATCAGAAAGCATGGCTCGAATTCGAGCGCCTTGACCGCCAGAGACAAGAGGCTTCGCTCGACACGGAACCGCCGCTAGCCGAATTTGAGCGCGCCGCCGAATACGATGACGATCGCTGGACGAAAAAAGACGACGCAGCCGCCGAACACATGGCGCGTATCGCTGCCGAGGTTCGGTACTTTATGGGGGTGAAGTGATGGAGCATCTAAAAGATGGCGGCCCTGCGTTTCCGCAGCCCTGTACGGAAAATGGTTACGCGTCCAGTACGCCCTATGGAATAGCTGGCGGCGGGGTTTCGATGCGCGATTACTTCGCAATCCGAGCCCCGGAGCCGACCAAAGATCGAATGGATATGGAAAGGTCGCGCGATCGGAATCGAAACCCGTACAACGAGTCGTACAAGCCGCCAATTCGATCTGATGTGGAGATTCGATGCGCGCTGTCCTATGAGTACGCCGACGCCATGCTAAAAGCGAGGCAATCATGAGCGCCACACTCGAACACCACGACGGCTGCACGACTTGCATCTCTGACGCCGGCTATTCCGCTCTTGCCGCCGACCAACGCGACATTCAGCACGATCAGCAGCGCGCGGAGATATTAACCTGGACTGTGGCTGGAGGTTTGCTCTGCATCGCTGGCCTTGTGATTTTGAAGATTTTGGGAGGGTGAGATGCGTGACGAATTCGAAGAACAACGCAAGGCGATGCTCAAACAGTATGCGGAGTACGTGGATTCCCTCGAAGAACGCCGCGCGCGGGCGATTGAGGCACTGGGCGAAAAGTACCTGCTTCACCCGGCTAACCGTGTGCAGCGTCGCGCGGTGCCTTATGGGAGTGTGCGATGAAATCGCCAATGGTCACGAATCTGGACTGCGTACCTGACAAGGATCGTTATTCCGAACTTCAGGTCTTGCGATCGGCGGCCGGCTTCTATGTCGGAACACTCCACACCGACGAAGACGGTTTTATCGAACCTGGTTCGCGTGACTCTGGTTACTTCGGCGCCCGGCAAGAAGCAGAGCGATATCTGGAAATGGTGCAGGAAGTCACAAATCCGAACGAGTACTTGAGGATGGAACCGTGAGCCTTATAGCCAACAAACGGATTCTCGGGGAGCGCGTGCAGGCCTTCATCAAAAACAGCGACCCTGACTTTGACGACATGATCGCCGTGATGGATGCGCTTTCCTCGGTCTTCAGCGACCAATTGACGTTGCCAGTCAAGGTACGCGCAACGATTAATTTGGAATCACTGGATACGGGCGGTGACGTCAAGAGCGCCACCTAACACACGAATAGAGAAGGGGAACGACGATGATCGTATTTTCAAATCCCGGCGAGATTGACGTACTTTCAATCTCGACCTTCGGCGTCAGCGTCAAGGAAGGTGATACGCCAATCGGGTTTTTCGGAACCGGCCTGAAGTACGCCATTGCCGTTCTGCTGCGAACCGGCCACGAAGTAACGATTTTCTCTGGCGCGCAGCGCATCGAATTCAGCGTGGCGAACGAACTGGTTCGCGGTAAGAACTTCATTTTCGTGCAGATGTCGGTTGATATGGCGCCACCTCAGCCAATCGGCTTTACGACCGAACTAGGCAAGCAATGGGAATTGTGGATGGCCTACCGCGAGATTGCCTGCAACTGCAAGGATGAAGGCGGCAATACCGAACGCATGATGACGTGGCCTGAGCCGGAACCCGGCACGACGCGGATTATCGTCAAGGGAGAGGAATTCGACGCGGTGTTTTCGCAGTCCAGTTTCTATCTGCTGGAAGACAAACCAGCGTGTGTAGTCGGAGACATCGAGATTCGCCGCCGACCTGGCTCTACGTTCTACTACCGTGGCGTGCGCGTGCAGGACTTCAGCAAGGAGGGTCTGTACACCTACAACGACAATTCACATATTGAGTTGACCGAGGACCGCACGGTAAAAAATCAGTGGGAACCCGCCTACCGAATCGCGCGCGGGCTGTTGAAAGCCAGTGACGAAATGATGCTACGCGAGGTCATCACGGCCAGCGATAACACGCTGGAAGGTGGACTGGATTTTCATGGTTGGGGAATTCCGCCCAGCGCCACATTCCTGAAGGTCGTGGGCGATTGCATGGCTGATCGGATGCTGAAGGTCAACCGGACGGCTATGAAGGTCTGGAAGGAGGCAACAAGTAAGGAGTTCAGCCCGCGAGAAATCGCCCTGACGCGCGTACAGCAAATGAGCGTTGACCGCGCATTGGACTTCTGCGAACGGATCGGCTTCCAGATTCGCGGCGCTTACCCGATCAAGTTCGTGGAAAGCTTGGGTGAGGGCGGCTTGGGGTTGGCGCAGGACGAAACGATTTTTATCGCCGAGCGCGTCATCCATATGGGCGGCACGAAGCAACTGGCTTCGACACTGATCGAGGAATACATCCATTTGCGCCACGGGTGGAAGGATATGACACGCGAACTGCAAACGTTCCTGTTCGATAAGCTGGTGAGCGTCGGCGAGGAACTGGTGGGAGCGCCGTTATGACAGAGGATGACGGACCCGGATGGCGACAGCAGCAGGAACAGGAAGAGCAGCAGCAATGGCTCGAATGGTATGAACTCTTCGGAGCACAACGTGAAAACAAGCGAAAGTCAGACGAAATTTGCCCCAGCCTTTCTGGCGGCCCAGAAGGCAATAAAGTTCGCGTCGAAGGACGCGACGAATCCCCACTTCAAGAATAAGTATGCCGATTTGCCGGCTGTCGTTGATGCAATCAAACCGGCATTGAATGATGCGGGAATCTCATACATTCAGTCTCCTAGTCCATCGGATGACGGCAAGTTGCACTTGACGACTCGTCTGCTGCATGAATCCGGCGAATGGCTTGAGGACACGCTAGTGATGCCCTTGCCCAAGCAAGACCCACAAGGATACGGCAGCGCCATGACCTATGGGCGTCGCTATGCCCTTGCGGCCATCACCGGCTTGTATCAGGACGACGACGATGGCAACGCCGGCTCTGGCGTCGGAGATCGGACTGCATCGAATAAGCCGGGCGGCTCGGCGAGACCAAGCGGAAAGAAAGGTTCAGATGCCCCCGAAGATCCGGTCGATATGGCAATTGTCGAGCAGATGAACAGCGTTGATTCTGTGCCGGAGTTGGTCAAGATCATGAACGGTCTGACCAAGGAACAAAAGGCGGCGGTGAACGAAACTTTCAACCGGCGTATGGGCGAACTGAAGAAGGCGGCGTAATGGCATCGGTCAACAAAGTAATTCTCGTCGGCAATGTCGGGGCCGACCCCGAAACGCGATATGCGTCTAGTGGTGACGCGATCACCAATCTACGCCTCGCTACGTCCGATAAATACAAGGACAAGACAACCGGCGAGCCGAAAGAAGTCACTGAATGGCATCGCGTAGCTTTCTTTGGAAAGTTGGCTGAGATCGTCTCGGAGCACGTCAAGAAAGGCTCGTCACTCTATATTGAAGGCCGCATTCGAACCCGCAAATGGCAGGGCAGCGATGGACAGGACAAGTATTCAACCGAAATCATCGCCGATGCGATGCAAATGCTAGGAGGCCGGCAATCATGAGTCTGAGTCTTTTCGCTATCGCGGGTGATTACCGCCAGCAACTCGACCAACTTGAGCAAATGGGGTTGGACGAGCAGACGTTTCAGGACACGCTGGAATCGATCAGCGGCGACATTGAAGAGAAGTCCATTAATGTCGCGATGTTCGTGCGCAATCTGGAAGCGAGCGCGGCAGCAATCGAAACGCAGATCGAATCGATGGAAGAGCGCTCCAAGGCGATCCGCAAGAAGGCCGATCACATCAAGGATTATCTGCGGGCCAACATGGAACACGCCAAGCTTCAGAAGATCGAATCGCCGTTCTTTGTGCTGTCGATCAGGAAAAATCCGGCATCGCTCGTGCTTGACGACGAAACCAAGGTGCCGCCGTCATTCCTGAAAACGCCCGAACCGCCTCCCCCGATGCTGGACAAGACGAAGTTAAAGGAGGCGCTGAAGAATGGCGAGGTAGTGCCGGGCGCTCGCCTTGAGCAAAAAACCCGTTTGGAGATCCGTTGATGGCCGCCTACATTTTCGACACCGAAACTACCAGCGCCGATGATCCGCAGCTTATCGAGGCGGCATGGTTGCTGGTGAGCGGCGATCTTAACGACAGTGCGCCGCGAGATTCATTTCTCCAGCGTTATCAACCGACCAAGGCAATCAGTTTTGGCGCGATGGCAGTCCATCATATCCTGCCGTCTGATTTGGCGGGTTGCGAACCTAACATGGAATTCCGCCTGCCGATCGACATGCAATACATGATCGGGCACAAGGTGGATTTTGATTGGGAGGTTGCGGGATCGCTCAATGTCAAGCGCATCTGTACGTTGGCGATGGCACGACGGGTCTGGCCGGATGCCGAGTCTCACACGCTGGGCGCGCTGAGCTACATGCTTGCAAGCAATCTCGAAGCGGTGCGACTTGAGCTTCGGGACGCACACAACGCGCTGGCAGACTGTTACCTATGCGTCCGCGTTCTGTATGCCGTGATTGAGCATTGCGGAGAAGACCTGAAGACGTGGGAAGACGTTTACCAGTTCTCTGAAAAATCACGTATCCCGACGCATATGGCATTTGGCAAGCATGCTGGCAGACCGATTGCCGACGTGCCATACGATTATCGCGCGTGGTATGCCCGGCAGCCCGATCCCGATCCCTACCTGTTGCGCGCGTTTGGCCTTCCTGCACCGTCGCAAGCCGCCTAACCACTTCACCGGCTCCCCTCAGCTATCAGGAATTGGCTTCGGCGTGTTCTCCGGGCTGATGTGGGAGCCTCTTATTTTGAGGATTGCATGAACGCAACGACAGAGCAGGAGCAGCTTTCGATTGACGGCGTAGCGGCTGCCGATCCCAACGAAGCCCCGCACATGATAGCGCGCGTGAACGCGATGGCGATCAAAGTGGCATTTCCCTTCATGGCGCAGAACGATATTCGCTATTACCTGAACGGGATCAATGTCCGACCGCTTGAGGATGGCGCAGTGATGATCGTTGCCACGGATGGTCATCGTTATGTGGTTATCCGTGACCAGCACGGTTACGCCGAGAAGGAAGTGATCCTGTCCATCAAGAAGGACGGGCTCAAGACCTGTAATGCCAAGAGCACGCTTGATGTGATGTCGAACGGCTCCGCGATGGTCAATGACGAGAACGGGCAGGCGCAATTCATTCAGCCCGGCAACTCGCTGATCGAGGGAAATTTCCCGCGCATCGAAAATGTTGCCTCGGCGATCGGTTACAGCGAAGGGATTTCCGGCGCAATCAATCCGGCCTATCTGAAAGACGCTCTCGCGATCGGCCAGCACTTCGGCGCGATCCTGTTCTTCACGAAGGACGCCGATAGCGCGCTCGTATTCGTGGTGAGCGGCCTGGGTGATCTGGAAGTGTTCGGCGGAATCATGAAGATGCGCGAAGTATTCGATCAGTTGCCGACATGGTTTCCGAGGCCGGTTCCGTACGAACTGACCCAGCCAGTCGGCGACGTCTAACCGAGCATCAATCCACGGGCGTTTCGGTCCCCTCGCTCGTGGGGCGTTTTGAAGGGCGCTAGTACAGGCCCGCTTTTTTGAGAGTGAAATGGGCGAAAGAGAATGGCACATACGCATGGCGCGCACCTATCTGGCCCAAGCCATGCATATACGCCGATTCCCGCAGCATTCTGCATGGCACGCAACGCTGATGTCGTGGGTAGCAAAACGGCGTCTGCAAGCAATGGCCTGTAAGCCAGAACCGACTCAGGCCGATCTATTCGGCGAAGCAATCGAACAATAGGAACCCGACATGACTACCGATACAGACGCAGCAATGAAAGCCCGCGATATAGCCGGCGAACTTTGGGAGGCGGCGATCCGCTGCGATTTCGACGCGTTCAAGCTCGAAGTCGCGAATGCTCTCGACCCCGCCCCCTCCGCGCAGGAAGAGGCAGTGCGGGCGCGGGAACTCAGCAAGGAACTGGCGAACATCATCCACGATCAGACGGTCGCAATGCAGTCGGCGATCATCGAGTGGCGGCATGGAAAAGGCGCAGAAGCCGGCCTCAGTTGGATTGTCAACACGCTGGAAGGACCGGGCCATCTTCCTGACTTCGATGCGCCCTACGGCAAGCACGCTCAGTTCTGGTTTGACGCGAACCGGGCCGAACCCTTTCCAAAGTGCTTCTGCGGTAATCCCTCGCACATGCTGTGGATGGGACAGGGCTTTTGCTGCGATGCGCACTACGATGAAGCCAAAGCAAAACGCGACGCCGCTGCATCTGCCGGAGATCAGTCGTGAGTCGCAATCTCCTGCACAAAACGAAGCTGGAAGACTTCAAAGCATGGCTCGATTCGAAAAATATTGAGCATCGGGCGGCACGGGGCGATTTTCAAGTGCTTCAGGTGAAAACAAAGAACGGTCAATGGCAATGTGTCTTTGATCGGCTCGATGCGAAAGAGCACTACACCGTGGCGTGGCCTCTTGAGCCTATCGTCCATAGATTCATAAAAGATCGCCCATGACCACCACTACCAAGATCGCTGGAGAGGCTATGACTGACGAACAGATCGAAGCGATTAAGCAGGCTGCGCTGGCCGCGACGCCGCAGGACATCGACGGCGCCGAGTCGATCGACCGATATGAAGATGGCAGTCATTTCGAATGCCCGGCCTGCGGAGGCGAAGGGTGTGTGCCGCGTGAATCCGATTTTTTAAATTACGACGGCGAGGCGCTAGGCGTGCAGTTCTACGGGATCGGGGATGCTGTCGGGACGGCCGAGGCTTACTTCCGTGCCGCGAAGCCAGCGACTGTGCTTGCGCTGATCGCACGGCTTGAGCGCGCTGCTCTCGCCCCCACTCCCTCCGCGCAGGAAGAGGCAGTGCGGGTGGATCAATCCTCGACCGTGACGCTGACCGGCGCGCAACTTCTCGCGGCCTTCGAATTCGTCGCACCGGACCATCCGAACGACGCCGACCAGTTGGAGTGCGAGGTCACGATCCAGTACGGAGACGGCCACGACGGTCGCGGCCTTTACTGCTGGATCACCGAATACCCCGATGAAGGGGCGATCCGCCTTGACGCCGCTCCCGCTGCATCTGCCGGAGATCAGGAGGTGGGATCGTGAGCCGCTTGACAAAAGCGCAGCGCGAGACCGTTCGCCAGATGTTCGACGGCCGCTGCGCTTACTGTGGCGAGCTGCTGGCCGATCGTTGGCACGCTGACCATGTCGAGCCAGTAGTGCGCATGCTTCTGACGAAGCGCACCGCACACGGCACCTATAAGCTGGTCAGTGGCGATCCGATCCACCCGGAGCGGGATACATTCGCGAATTTCATGCCGGCGTGTCCGCCCTGCAACATCAGCAAGCATTCGATGACGCTGGAAGTTTGGCGCGGCTGGCTCGCCGGGCACATCAACTCTCTGAACGCATACCACCCGATTTACCGGCTCGCAAAGCGTTATGGGCTCGTTCAGGAAACCGGCGCTCGCGTCGAATTCTATTTCGAGCGAATCGCAAAGGCCACCCCATGACCACCACTACCCAGATCGCCGGAGAGGCTATGACGGAAGAACAGATTCAAGAGATTGCGTCTAGAGTGTCGAGCCAAATGGCCGGCGAGTACTTGTTCACACGTGATCTTCAAGTTCGATTCGCCCGCGCCCTGCTTGCAAGCAAGCCTGCTGTGCCCGCCGATCTTCTCCCGAATGCGCTTTGGACCCGGAACGGATCGATTGATAGCGAGTGGTGGTCTTTCAAAGGGTACGAGGCGCGCAAAGACTCAGCCGACCAGTGGGTACTTCGAAAGGCGGGCGAGGAACTGTATCGCCACGCGTACCTCCAGGTCGTAATGGCCCACGCCGAGCGCGAGCTTCTTGCCGCATCTCCCGCCTCTCCCGCGCAACCCTGCGGTGAGGGCGCCGTATGCTCGACGTGCAACGGTCACGGCATGATCGGTGGCCCGTCCTACTACAGCCCCGACGAAGGCGGCGAGCCGTGCCCGGATTGCAATGGCGACGCCGCTGAGCAAGCAGACGAGGCGGTGATACGGGATGCGAACCGCTATCGATGGTTGCGCAACGAGCACTTTCCGACTGCTGATAAGCCGCCTCTCGCTCAAGTTGTTTGGAAGGCATTAGACGACCGGCATAGCGGTCAATGGGCAAACATGATTGACGGCCATGATCTCGACGCAGCCATCGACGGTGCACGCGCAAAGGACAGCAAATGACCACGACAAATCACACTTCGCCGAGCGGTGAGGACTCCGCAAATGGGACGATTGGGGAGCGGGAAGCGTTTGAGGCGTGGTTTAAAGTGCGCGGTGTGTGGCCGCGCCTAACCTATCTTGAAGTTTGGGAGGCGGGCCGCGCCGCGCTCGCCGCCGAAAAGGTGGCGGGGCAAGAGCCGGTCGGAGAAGTAACGGCGACTGTATTGGAGGGTGGCGCCCAAGGTGTTATCGGATGGTACGGCGACCCGCTGCCGGTTAATTCTTTGCTCTATGCCGCCCCACAACAGCCCGAAAAATCTGCCGAGCAGGACGAGCGGGCGGCGAAGGTCTATGTCGAATGCCGGGAATGCGTTGAATGCGGCCACTGCGGCATAAACGATTCACACCCCACTGATGCTGCCTGCGGTTATTCGTGCGATTGGACGGGTCCATCCCCCGTCGAGGATAAATGCCCTGGTTGCGGTAACGAGAACGTCATGACTTCCGCATGCCCGAAATGTAGCGGTCGCTACCGGTACGTGGCAGAAGCAACAATTCAAGCCCGCGCCGCATCAACGCAACCCACGGCAACGCAGACGGTGCAGGACGAGCGGGCGCTGACGAAGCTGCGGAGTTTGCTGGAAAACGAGATCGCCCATTCAGAATTTAATGACCTGCGACTGGCGCCGGATTTCGGAAGAGTCCAGGGTGAGCTAGCCGTGCGAGCAGCAAGCATCCAGGCGTTTCTCGATAACCCGGAAACCGCCTCCCAACCTGCCAGCGGAGGTGAAGCGTGAGCCAGCACGAGAAGTTCGAGGCAGCTTGGCGCAAAGAATATCCACTGCACGGCGCAACGACATTTAAGCGCAGCGGATTCAATCCTGATGCCTACGTGAACACGCGCGTCCATGACGGCTGGCTAATGTGGCAAGCATCCTGCCGCGCTGCGTTGGAGGAAGCGATTCAAATCATCGAGACGCATCGGGTTCCAATCGGCAACAGCTCTGCCGGTGAAATGGCGGCCGGCTGGACCATGGACGCATTGCACGAGATACGGGACTCCATTCGCGCACTCGCCAAGGAGACAAACAATGGATGACTCACTAGTTCTGGCCCTGCGTTCTGCTGCGACCGGTGCGGAAACGAAAGAAGATGCATACCTGTTTGATGCAGCCGCCGACCTGATCGAACAGCAAGCCGACCGCATAACCGCCCTCGAATCCGAGCGCGCCACTCTGCTGCACGACGTAGAGATTCATGCGCAAGAAGCCATCTATGCACACGCGAAGGTGGAGGCGATGGAGAAGCAAGCCGGCGCGAGCGTGGGGGAGATAGCCGATCTTTATATCTGGTTGGTTGGCGACGGTGAAAACCAGTTCATACGGGCATGGACTGATAACCCGGACAAGGTTGAAGGTCTGCGCAATACCATCGGCTTGGAGCCAAGTCGGTATTGTGCGGCTCCGCCAAGCCAACCGGATACGCGATGGATTGACGTCAATGATCGACTGCCGGAAATTGACTATTCGAAACCAGAATTCGATCGCCAAGTGAGCGTGTTGGCCTCATGGGGTGGAAATAAGGTTGCTGAAATGAAATACGTTTCGCACGGATACGCAAAGAGGGAGAAAGGCAGGGCTCCGCGATTCGAATGGCAAGGTCGTATATCGCCGTGGCTCGTGACGCACTGGATGCCACTGCCAGAAGCGCCGGCCAACCAAAAACAGGCGGGGTGAGGGATGCCACAAGCAGATGAAACGTTACGCACTAACTGGACCGACGAAACCGCGCTTCACTGGCTCGCCGGCAATTTTCGCTGGCCGGGTGGCATGATCCGCGCGAGGACTGGATATGTGCCGACCGAGAAGGATTTGGCGGCTATCCAATTTTTGTGCGACGAGTGGGATTTCGCTTACGAGGCTCCGCAATGACGACTGCCAACATGATCGACTGGCTATTCGCGCGCTATCCGAATCAGCCTGTGAGGTGTGCGTTGATGGTGCGGATTTTGTGTAGCAGGGAGATAACATGAAATTGGACCTGTTGCTTGGCAGGGTCGTGCGTCAAATATTTATGGAGGCCGGCGAGGGGCGCATGCGGTTCGTGTGTGAGGACGGCGATAACATTGAATTCGTGACAGACGGCGATTGCTGTTCGGAAACGTGGTTTGCGGATATCGTAGGCGTAACTGCATTGATTGGTCATCCGATCACCATTGCCGAAGAAGTCGAAGTGCCTGAATTACTTGACGGCCGTTGTCGGCAGGAAAGTGATTCGTTTTATGGCTTCCGCATGTTCACCCAAAAGGGTTGTTGCGATGCGATCTATCGCAATAGCTCCAATGGGTATTACGGCGGCGACTGCACCCTGCTCGTTAATGGTGCCGGCGAGCGATGGGGTAGCCGTTTTACGTTGCCAGGGATTGACGCCACGGATTGGAAGGAAATCACCGAGGATTTTTCAGCATGACCCGCTACCGCTGCATTCACGGCCTTACCCTCACCGAGCGCTGCAAGCAATGCGACTTGGCCGCTGCTCAGGCGGTTCTCGAGAAGTGGAGCGAGGCCGTTGACGACGCCCGCAAGGTGGTTGAGGAACTGACAAAGGATGACCCATGGTCATATACCTACTAATCGGCCTCGCCTATAGCATGATCGAGTCGCGCGGCCTGAGACGTCCATCGTTCAGCTTGATGTTGCTCTGGCCTATGGCGCTGGTGCCGGTGTTTTGTGCGGTTGTTTTGGGGGATGAGAGATGAGCGAATGGAAACCAATCGAAACAGCTCCTGCCGAGGGTCAGTTTCTAGTCTATATGCCGGGCGAGAAGCGCCAGCCAATTCAGGTCGCCAAGTGGCATCAAAACATGAAAACTATTGGCAATCAGTTCCATTTCGACATGGAACAGCCGACACACTGGATGCCGTTGCCAGAACCGCCAATGGAGGCATGACGTGGAGCGACGAGAAGTCATCGACCTGTTCGGCGAGACGGTCGTGCTTGAGATAAGCGAGGCGAAGGGTGTGCGCAAGCCGACGCGGCCTAACGGGTATGCTGCGCCACCCGGAACGGGTCCGACTGGAGAGACTTGTAAGAGTTGCGAGCACGCGGTGCGGATGAGCGGCAACACGGCTGGCACGTACCGCAAGTGCCTGCTCATGAAAGCACATTGGACGGGCGGACCCGGCAGCGACATTTTGTTTCGGTCGCCGGCTTGTCGGCATTGGGAGAAGGAACGTGAGTGACGAAATGCTTGACGACGATGGTTACCCAACCGAGGAAGCGCTGAAACGTATCGCAGAATGGCCCCACACCGACATTGCCGGGCTACTCGCATTCATCCAGCCGCGATGGTCATATCCCGACCGATGGTGGACCGTGGGCGATGTGCTGCACCTGTCTACCGGTGGGTGGTCGGGTAACGAGGACATCATTCGCGCGATGCAGAAGAACCGCATCTTCTGGTCGATGTGCTGGCTTTCGTCGCGGCGTGGCGGATGGTATGAGTTCGATTTGTCGCGAGTTAAGGGATTGGAGAAAACTTGATGAAAACAGTTTATTACCTTGATTTATCGGGGGTGGCAGAAGCATTGTCACTATCAACGGCGACCGTTAAACGGCTGGTCGCCGCAGGCGATTTACCGAAGCCCAGGGCGCTGACCGGAAAGCGGGTGGGCTGGCTTGCTCGGGAGATTGAGGCATGGGCCGAATCGCGCCCAGAATCAACTGCCCTTCCGCCCGGCCAGTCGCTCCAACTCGGCGTCAATCCGAGTTAG